TGTTCTGCTCGACCTCCAGTCGCAAAATATAAAGAGTCAGATCCTCCACCGGAGTCACCTCGCAGTGGAATGTGATCTGACCGTCAACCGTGATATTATCGGCTTTTACGCCGGTTTCGCTTGCCGCCATAAAGCAGTCCGCATCAGCACATACAATGTACCAATACTTGCTGTTGGCTAAGAGGGACTCGTCCTGCACAGTCTGAGCTCTGCCGCTCCAGTTCTCGGCCGGCAGAGTAACGGTGATACCGGTATGCTGCGCGCTTTCCAGCAGAGGGGTGATGACCTCCAAAAGCGCGTCAATGCGGGTTAAGGTGTCGAGTTTCCCCTTTTCTGCCAGTGCCCGCAGCTGCTCCATGGTGGTGAGTTTTTTCTCTGCCATATGAGAGCTCCTTTCGGGAAAAAGTAGAAGGGGGACAGGACATCCCCATCCCCCTTCTCAGGCTTTCTTAGGTAGTCTCTTCATCAGAGGCCCCAAAGACCTCGTCCAGCATACTCTTCACTTCGGGATCGGTGGCGACCTCGATGCCATCCAGCTTGGTCTTGTCCGCGCCGGACATCAGGCCGGAGGCGCCGCCAGCTACCACATTAGAGTAGGTGGTGTCCTGAGCAGGAATACCCAGAGCCACAATGTCCTGCTTGGTCACATCGGCGCCCAGCACCACATGACCCTTGTCATCGTTACCGACCTTCTTAAAGCCGGCGCCAACAGCAGTGGTGGTGGGGTGAGTGTAGACAGGAGTCTCCACACCGTCGATCTTGATGTTGCCGTTGGTCTCGGAGGCCTCGACCTTGGTGGCGCCCTCGGAGAGGTCCGTCAGGGCCGCCGCAATCTTGCCGTCAATGGCGGCAATCACAGTGGCATAGGTGTCGCTCTCACCGCCGATGCCTGCGGCAATGGCCTGGAGCTTGCTGATGGCGGAGTTCATCGCAGAGGCGTCATCGGGGTGATCCTGAATCCACTGGGCGATCTCGGTCAGGGTGTCCAGGGAATCCTTGGCGCTCTCAGGAATCAGCTGCGCGGCCAGCTCCTCATTGGCGATGGTACGGGCGCTCTTTCCGGTGTCGGTGCCGATCAGGGTAGCCAGATCAGCGCCGGAGGCCTTGGCGTCCAGAACCACCTTCAGAGCGGTGTCCAGATCAGCCTCGGACACCTGAGCCTTGTAGGCCAGAGCGGCAAGCCCCTTCACCGCCACATCAACACCGTTGACGGCAACAGTGCCGTTAGCAGTGCCGGTGGCGATCAGGATGTCCACCATCTTGTCGGCGATGGACAGCGCTGTGCCGTTGACCTTGATGCCCACCAGAGACTTGGATTCGACCTGGTCGATCTCAGCCTTGGTGCGCTGGGCCAGCATTTTCAGCTGGTCAAGAGTGGTGTGCTTAGACATAAATATGTCCCCCCTTAAAAATATTTGTTTACGGCTCTTCGCCGAAAACAGCATCGAGAATGTCCTCCACCTCTTCGTCGGTGGCGGTATTATCCGGGTCCTCCGGGTCATCGGGATTATCAGGCGGCGTCCAATCGGTTCCAAATGCCTCGTCCAGCGCCTGGTCGACTTCCTCGTCCGTGGCCGTATTCTCTCGGATAACCTCCAAAATCTGGGCTCGGATATCTCCTCCAGAATAGGCAGGCGGAATCAGCTGGGTCGCATCGACGGCATACATGATGCGGCTGGTCAGGCACCAAATGGTGTCCTTCTGCTCCTCACCGTTCACGCCGTTCACACCGACATGAAGATTGACTCCCGCCTGTTTCAGACACTCGGCAGGAATGATACAGCGATCGTCGGTCAGCGGTACGGAAAGTTCCACGCTTCCAGCCTTAAAAACGGCTGTCTTGGTGTACCTATCCCAGCTCTGGTCAAAGATGAATTCCACAATGTAGATCTTTTCAGAGTTCTGCACCAGGCTTTCGTCCTTGAGCATGTGGGCGTAGGTTTCTTTCACTGCAATTTCCATAGGTTACACCTCCTCACTGAATAGCCCCGTTCCCGGACAGCTCAAATCGAATGAGATTGACCGTCAAATCCATGGCGGGGTCGCTCTCATTGGTAAAAGTAATAAAGCCTGTCGCGGTGATGTCCTTCGGCTGCACATTGCAGTCGATGAACTCCTCCTTACAGACTTCATCTGCGCTGAGAAAGTATTTGTGGGTCGCAAGGGCCAGGAGCCTGCTGTCAGCTATGGTGATGCTCCCGTCTTTCCATCCGGACGCCGGAATGACCAAATCAAAGGAGATCCCCAGCACATCGCCGGCGCCAGTACCATTCAGGCCATTGTAGACCGAGATGTTGTAGGAGGACCCGTCTGTCAGCAGCACGGTGTAAATATCCGTGGTGCCTGGAGAGTGGTCGCCGCTTGTCAGCTGGATATCGTCAATGCCGACACCAGTGGGCCCCGGCAGCTCGCAGCTGATGTGGCTGTCGTAATACTCGCCGGTGTCGGCGTTCCAAATCCACCAAGTTCCATTTTGAGGCTTGGGCGGCTTTCCACTGTACTGTTCCGCTTTGACGGCGCTGTCTGCGGCGTCGGAGGCGCTCTCCTCTGCGGCGGTCTTTGCCTGTTCCGCGGCAGTCTTGGCACTCTCAGCATCTTCTTTAGCCTGAACAGCGGCCAGGGCATCGTCCTCAGCGCTCTCCTTGGCGGAAAGAGCCTCGTTCTTCGCCGTCTCAGCGGCAGCCTTGGACTCCAAAGCAGAGGTTTCTGAGTTCTTAGCATTGGTCTCGCTGAGCTTAGCGGCGTCCCGGGCAGTTTCGGCAGCCTCCTTAGCAGCCTGAGCCGTCTTAGCATCCGCCGTGGCCTGAGCGCCCAGGGTCTCTACCTCAGTCTTGACGGTCTTGACCCGTTCCTCGGCGGCCTTGGCCTCGGCTGCGCTGAGTGCGGCGGCATTCTTGGCGTCCTCCGCCTCGCGGGACTCCTTGAGGGCGACCGCCTCCGAGTTGGCGGCATTGGTCTCCGACTCCTTGGCCCGGTTTGCCGCGCCGATGGCGTCATCGGAATACTGCTTTGCCAGGTTTTCAGATGCCTTTGCAGCGGTCTCAGAAAGCGCGGCTTTCCCAGCGGAATCCAAAGCCTCAGATGCTTTTTTGGTAGCGGTGTCCGCCTCCGTCTTGGCTTTCTCGGCAGAGGCGGCGGCAGAGTCCTTGGCCGTAGCCGCAAACTCCATGGCGCTGGAGGACTCCTGATTCATGGCGGCCAGGGCGTCGTGGATGGAACCACGCACCTCCTCGCCATAAATCGCCTCCAGGATTTTCTTTAGATAACTGCTGATATCGGCCAAATCAACTCACCCCTTCCTAATCTTCCAGCATCCAGTCGATGGCCAAAATTTCCTCTCCGGACAGGTTCCCTGCGGCATCATCGTACTTCGCCGTCATCAGATCCACCTCATGCTCCATCTCATTGAAGGGAGCCAGCTCGTCGCAAAACTGCTTGAAGTTGGGCGAATCCATTTTGAGGACATAGTTCGGCGCCCCATGCTCGTCCTTACCCTCTTCGCCATACTTCTCAATCAGGCTCCGGCGAATAGCCTCGTACTCCACAAGGGAGTTGGAGAGAAAGCGGTAGTTCCGAGCGGCGATGTAGCCAATCTTATCCCGTCGGGAAAGCAAGGGCTTGAGCGAATGGAGCCGCTCAAACACCTCTGAGTTTTTCAATGTTTTCTTCATGGCATGTCATTCTCCTGTTCCTAAATCGAGACCTTGGACGGTCGCTCCACTAAAATCCACATATCCCTCGAAATACACAACACCGCCGGTGTTTCTCCGGCCAATGGTGATATAGCCTCCACAAGGACTGTAAATGTCAATATAGGGGGCATCGCCCTCGTAATACTCGATGGTCAGCATGTGAAATCGACGGTCCCCATATGGGCCATATAGATTAAAACTTCCATAATCGCTTCCAGCGATGATGTTGAACTCCTCACCATAGAACTGCCCACCCTGAATAACAGGAGAACGAATTTCCGTAGGGCCAATATAAGTAGACCGAATATAGCTTGGCATCTCAATAGAATCGGCCAGCTTATAAGCCCGGTCCGCCCGGTCATAGGCCGTCTCCGCCTCCCACATTGCATCATCCGCCAAATTGTAGGCGTCGTTGGCCATGGAGTAAGCCGGATTGTAGGCAAGATTCGTATTGCTGACACTGGACCAGTCAATCACACTCCCAGCGCCCATGCTGATTTGGCCGTTGATGGTAATGCGGCCTGTGGAGCTGACCGCGAAGGTAATCTCCCCGGTACTCCGATTGGTAATGGTAATACCATAGAGGTCCAGATAGTCGGAGGCAAATTTGGTTCCGTTCATCATACTGTTGCCATAGCGGTCCAGGAAGTCCTCGGCCTGCACCACGCCTTTGAAGTCTCCGGTGGCCGCTACCAGCTGACCGCCAAAGGTCCCATTGGCGCCGGACAGAGTACCCGCAAAAGTGCCCCGCCGGGCATAGAGATTGCCCTGCTCGTCCACGGTGAAGTTGCCATTTCCGATGTCGATGGAGCCCTTTTTCATGGTCAGCGTTCCGGCGTCCAAATCCAGTATCACATTGGAGTTATAATCTCGGATGACGCCCACCCGGAGCACATTACCATTAAGCACGCCGGCAGTGATGTAGTCCGCCACAATGGCGCCGTCCATGGTGATGGCCAGCCCATAGGTCTTTCCTCCATCGTTGGAGTAGCCCAGACCGTTCATGTTCCACTTCCAGAGCTTGTCGGCCTTGGTGTAGTCCCGGACATTGGAAATATACAAAGTGTCTGAGCCATATTCATCCCGGGTAATGGTGATGTAGCCCGTAGTGGCCATGTTCATGATCTCGGTGGCATTCTCCTGAGCCTCCTTGAGAATGGAATGGGCCTTGGGGAGATTGTCGATCTTCTCCAGCACCGCGGCGTTGGTCTGGTTGTTGACGCTGGTAAGACTGACCTGTACGGAATCCCCCATTTTGAACTGGGTGTTCTCCGGATGGTCCAATGGGATCTCCAGCTTGGTCACCGGAAACAGGCGGTCCAAACCGTGGGGACGGGAGATGACCCGGATCTCGTCCAGCAGCTTGACCGCCTCGGTGTTCACATCCAGATAGTGCAGGTCCAGGGCACTCAGCTCCAGCTCCAGATTGTCAAACTGAAGGTCGGCCAAATACTCCTTGGCCTTCTCCAGCAGAACCGCCGGGTCGCTTACATCGTCCCAGGTAACCGTCTTGACGATCCAGCCATAGTTCTTGACCGCCTCGTCTAACTGGACATATAGACTTCCGTTGTTCACGCTCTCTACCGTCAAATAGGCGTCCAGCGCCTCGATGGGGCTCTCGTCCAGCCGATTGCCAAGGGGTACGATGGCCGTGGCGTACTCGGAAGAATCCCAGTTTCGGGTAAAATCAATAAGGTTGGAGCCGAACTGAATAACCTGACTGCAAGTGTCGGGATAATCCTCCAAATAGTCCAGATAGCGCACTCCATCCACCTTCCGAACCCGGAGATGACCACCATAGGTTTCCACCAAGGCGTTGAGCAGTTCCATGGTCTTCTCATAATTGGTGTAGTAGGTGGGGAAGTTTTCATCCACCACTGTCACCGCGCCAATGATAAACTGCCGGTTGGCGCCGACCTTAGCATTGTGGACGGAGATCAGCTGCTCCAGATACTCCCGGACAGACTTTCCCGCATACTCCGCCGGAGGCTGCACCGAGTCGTTGAAGTAAGCCAGCTCCCCCTCGCAGTAGAGCACCCGGTTGTTCCAGAAATCCTTGCTCTCCGAAAGGACACGCCCCGACCAGATCTCTTCCCCATGCTTTTTCACGGAGATCTCCGTGACCATACGAACAATAGTATCGTAAGCCTTGTTGGTGTGAGGAAGCGTCATTTCAAGGGAGCCGGCCGCGCTGTCCTCCAGCGTTAGCTTGGGGGTCACGACCTTCATATCATCCAGCGAGAACACATCGTTGTAGATGCACACGCCATCTGCATAAATGCTATACATCGGTCACAACCTCCCTACTCTGAAGTCCACGGAGACCGTTCCGGTCCCGGTGTCACACCACAGCTCCAGGGTAGCCCCCTGGTCGCCGAAGAACACAAACTCCGGGAACTGGATGGTTCCGTCGGTGAGCAGCTTGGTTTCGTCCAGCCCCAGGGTAGGGTTGACAAACCGGATATGCACACCCCGCTTGTCTGAGCTGCTCACAAAGAACTGCGGACAGACCGGAGCCCTTCCAAACAGATCCGCGGCCAGCTTGACAGTCTTCTTAGCGGTGGTCACGGTGATGTTCTTGAACAGGGCAGGCCGAATCACGCCATTTTGAAAGTTGAAAGGGTCCCACAGCCAGTCGTCCGTCGAAGACAAGAGCGACCACTTGTAGGGCCCCACATCATAGTCAATGGTGATGCGCGACCAGTCCTTTTCCGACTTCCAGGCATTGACGGTGAACCGCCCTTCGTAGAAATACTCCGGGTCATCCTCCAGCACCGCACGTAACTTTTGCCCGTGCAGGTGATCCATGATGTCGGAATAGGCCATGTGCCAGGGTTTGAAGTCGTTCATCACAATAAACTCAATCGAACCCGTCCGGTTCTGATACACCGGATACCCGGTGAGAGACTGGGATAAGTCGATCACCCCATCCCCACCGGGTATATCCAGCGTCGTCACCTTCTGTGCGGGAGGATTGAATAGAGGCCGAGAGGCGGGGACAAGCCGCCAGTCGTCCCAAGAGTTTTTGTCCCCAAAGGTAACCGAATGGTACAAAGCTTAGTTCCCCCTTCCTCTTCGAGCCGCCCTCTGCCCAAGGGCATTGTCCATGGGTCCTGCCATCTCGCCGACCAGAGTGCCGGTATCCAGCACGACCCGCATCCGTTCCATTCGCTCCGTCATCTCCGCCATTTCGCTGCGAAGAGCACGGAGTTCCTCCACGACGTCATTGTTGTCCACATTGACCGTCGTTCCGCCATTTCTGCCAGATTCAGCAAATGCCAAACTAGCCTGTCCGGCAAGTCCAATGGTCCGCTGCGGATAGAATAGACTGTTGAGCTGCTCCGCACCATGCATCACATTAGAAAGGTCAAGTACGGGACGAATTGTAGGCTGGGTATCCATGTCGCCATTGAGAAGGTCTGCCACAATGGACATGGCGTTGGAGAGCCCATCCGTCGCATAATCCGCCATATTAGCGCCTGCGGCATAGGATTTCTCCGCATAATCCGCAAGACCATTCACAAAGCCGAGGCCCGTGAAGTTACCCAGCTCCCGGAAAACCCGGGAGGGAGAGTTGATCTCCAGTGTGCTCTTGACTGCCTCCACACCGGCGAGCGCCATATTGGTCAACTCGTCCAGGAAAGTGGATTTCGACATGGCAACGCCCTGCGCAAGACCAGCGGGAATCTGTTGACCTGTTTCGGTCCATCCGGCTTCGGACAGGATCTTTGTGGCAACCGCAGTCATTTCCTTCATCTCGGCCTCGGTGTCCTTTTTGATCAGGCCCACGTTTTCCGCAAACTCTTGACGGAGCGACGCCAGCTGACTGCTGGTATCTGCCTCCAACTGAGCCATTTCTTCCTGCCAGGTAAGCCGATACTCCTCCAGTTCCACTTCGGCATCGACGCGCAGCTGAGCGATTTGCTCCTGGGTTTCGATGCGCATACCTTCCAGCTCACTGACGGCCTGTTCCCGGGCCTGAGTATGCTTGATGGACCAGAGAGACACGTACTTCTCCAGTTCATCGTCGCTCATGGAGTTGAGCGCCCGGATCTCCTCGATAGCGGAGGGTCCCATCTCCTGGAGCTCGGAAATCAACTCCGAGTCAACGCCCCTTGCAGAGAGCTGACCCAGAATATCCTGCCACTCGCCAAACTCCTGGACCTGCCCCTCCAGATTCTTCATCAGCGTGCCACTGCTGACCGCCTCCTTCTCCGTCACCTCGTCAAAGAGGCCGTAGGACTGATAGAGGCTGTTGGTACGGGACTCCACAGCGTTCTGGTACTGGTCATTCAGAGACTGAATATCCCGTTCCAGCTGCTCATTGATGGATTGGACTTTGTTGGCATACTCCTGCTCCAGCTGAATGCGCTTCTGATTGGCGGATTCCTGAACCTCCTGCACATCGGCGATGTACTGCTGCTGAGCCTCATAGATCTCCTTCTCCAGCTGATAGACCTTCAAGTCCATCTCCTCGCGCTCTTCCGTACCGGCTGCATACCGGCTCTGGACGCGCTTATAGGCCGCCAGTTCATCGGCAAGGCTCATTCGACCGTAGTTCTTTTCCTTCTCGATCCAGTCCATGGAGTTCTGATAGGACTCGTCCACAAGCTGGTTACGAAGGGTGTAGACCTTCCGGTCGATCTCCATCCGCTCTTCGCTGCCTTCCATGTATCGGGACTGCATCCGCTCATAGGCGGCCAATTCCTCCTCGGTGCTCAGGCGGTTGTAGTATTTCTCCTTCTCGATCCAGTCGATGGAGGCCTGATAGGTGGACGCCACCAGTTCATTTTGAAGTCGATAGACCTCACGGTCGATCTCCTTGCGCTCCTCAGAACCGGCTTTGTACTGCTTCTGAAGATTCTCCCATCCGGCCAGCTGATCTTTCAGGCTCAGCTCGTCGTAATAGGTCTTCTCGTCGACCCAGTCCTTCCAGGCGTCGATACCCTTGTTGCTGACATCGATAACTTCCCCAATCATGTTGGAGGTCGCCTGGGCGGCCGGGACGATGCTGTTGTTCACGCCAATGGCCAGACCCTCGCCGATGTTCTCGCCCAGGTAGATAAACTCCCGGGAAGGAGAATGGCTGTCCAGGGCCTTCTTCGCCGCGTTGAGCGCGGCCAGACCCAGGCTGCGACCCGCGGAACTGGAGGCACTGAACTTAGACCGGATACCATTGACGAAACCCTGACCGGCATTCTCGCCAGCGGTCTCGAACTCGGGTTTCATACTGTTGATTTTGGACGCGGCCGCCGTAACCACCGTCCCCATCGCTGTTTTCACAGTGTTGGAGGACGAGGTGATCGTGGTTCCAATGTTTCGCATCATCCCCTCGATCGCGTCTTCAATCACAATGACTTTGGTATCCACAATGTTTGCCATCGACTCCACGAGCGTCTCCATGGCGGAACTCGCCACGGAAATGTTTGATGTGATGGAGCCGCTGACTGAAGACAACATGCTGACCACGGCGCTGTTAATGGTGTCGCCGCAGTTGTAGAAGGCCTCGGTGAACCCGGAGATCCCGGTATCACCCATCTTCTTCATACTGTCGGCGAAATTAGTCAGACCGCTGGTATTGATGCCATTGACGCCCTCCGCCAGGTCGATCAAATCCCAGACCTGGGTAATGACGTCGGATAGTTTGCCAATGTCGATGCCGGAAACCTCATTGTAGTAATCCTTCATAGAGGAGCCAAACTTAGAGATATCCGCGCCGAAGGAGGCCAAAGTCTGGTCTCCGCCGAACCACTGGTCAAACAGACTGCTGTCGGGAAGACCTGTCGCCAGATTGGACAGAGCGCTTGCAGCATTGGCCGAGGCCGTCACCGCTTCCGGTTTCACGTCCTTGATGGCCTCCGCATAGGCGGCCAGATCCGCTCCAAAGGCAGTAAGGTCATCTCCAAATGCGGCAAGATCGGTTCCTCCTGTGAAGAAGGAGACCAATCCGCCGGTATTGGGCAGCGTGTTCGCCAGTTCCACCAGGGCTTGCCCGGCGGAGGCAGAGCTCTCCACTGCGGTCGGATTGATGTCAGCCACAGCATCGCTGTAAGACTTCATCGCCGCGCCGAAGGGGATAATGCCGGCGGCAAAGGTTGCCAAGTCATTGCTTCCGTTGAAGAAAGCCATGACGCCGCCCACCAGGGGGAGAGACTCTTGCAGCTTTGCCAGCGACTGAGCGGCCACCGCAGAGGCAGTAATAGAGTTTGCGTTAATTTCAGCCACGGCATCGCCATAGGATTTCATAGCTTGGCCGAAGGGCACGATACCCGCCGCGAAAGTACCAAGGTCATTGCTCCCATTGAAGAAAGCCATGACGCCGCCAACATTGGGCAAATCGGCCTGGAGCTGCGCCAAGGACTGGGCGGCAACGGCGGAGGCAGTAATGGCCTCAGCCTTAATATCTGCCACAGCCTCTCCATAAGATTTCATAGCTTGGCCGAAGGGCACGATACCCTCTGCAAACTTGCCGAGGTCATTCCCACCGGTGAAGAACTCCATCACCCCGCCCACACTGGGAAGAGATGCCTGGAGCGCAGCAAGCGCCTGAGCCGCAGTCACAGAGGCGGATACCGCCCCCGTATCCATTCCGGTCACAGCATCGGCATAAGCCTTCATGCCCTCTCCAAAGGGAAGCAGGCCATTTGCAAAGGTCTCCAAATCGTTTCCACCGGTAAAGAAGTCCACCACGCCTCCAATATTAGGCAGTGAACTTTGCAGCTCTGCAAGAGCTTTCGCCGCCGTAGCGGAGGCCGTAACTGCTTCGCTGTCCATACCGGTCACACTGTCGGAATAGGACTTCATCGCCTCTCCGAAGGGCACCAACTGATCGCCGAAAGTTTCCAGGTCATTATCGCCGGTAAAGAAGGCTACCAAGCCTCCGGTGTTGGGGATGGTGTTTGCCAATTCCACAAGAGTTTTTCCGGCAACAGCCGAGTTAGCAACAGCATCTCCATCCAGACCACTAACCGATTTTGAATAATTCTTCATGGACTCGCCGAAGGAGGCCAACTGGTCGCCGAACGTCGCCATCTCATTATCACCAGCGAAGAACGCAACAACCCCTCCCGTGTTCGGAAGTGTGGCTGCCAGTTCGGACATGGCCTGCCCGGCGATGGCAGAGTTCTTCACTGCGTCCACATCCAACCCGGTCACAGCGTCGGAGTAGGCTTTGATTGCCTCACCGAATGGCACCAGTTGATCGCCAAAGGCGCTCATATCATTGTCGCCGGTGAAGAAAGCAACAGCCCCTCCTGTGTTCGGAAGTGTAGCCGCCATTTCTGCCATAGCCTTACCCGCGGTAGCTGCATTGGTCACAGCATCGGTATCCAGCCCCTTGATGCTTGCCGCAAACTTCATCATGGACTCGCCGAAACCAACCAACTGGTTTCCAAACTCGCCCATATCATTCTCCCCGGCAAAGAAACCAACAATGCCGCCACTGTTGGGCAGCGTCGCGGCCATCTCCGCCAAGGTTTTTCCAGCGATTGCCGCCGTGCTGACCAAATCACCGTCAAGCCCGGTAATACTGTTGGAGAACTGTACCATCGCCTCGCCGAAGGGGACAAGCTGCTCGGCAAAGTCGGATAGGGAAGAACCTCCGGTCAACCAGGAAGTCAGGCCCTCCAGCAAATCGGCAGCTGTAATAAGCAGAATCGCCTCAGTGAGTGCTTTAACACCGTCCAGCATGGAGGCATCGATACTCTTTGCTCCGTTGATAAACGGCTGCACATTGGTCATAAATGCGCCGAGGTCGGCACCGATCTGCGGGAAGGAGCTGGAAACGCCACTCATAAATCCGCCGACAATGCCTCCGACGAATCCGCCAATAGCATTGCCGATGGTCTGCAACAGCTTACCGCCTTCCCCGATCAGCCAATCAAGGCCCGGAATCTGAGCCAAGCCGCCAATGGCCGCCAGCACAACAGCGAGTTCGGCCATTACCACGCCAAGGCCGAGCACCCCCACCATAGCAGAGGGGATCAGACCGGCCAAAGCGCCAAGGGCCACCATGATGCCGCTGAGAAGTCCAATCCCGGCAATCCCCTTCAGAAGCGCATCGGTGTCGATGCTCCCCAAAGCAGATACGATTCCAGAGAAGAAGGACATCAACAGATTGACCACCGACTGGATCAGCGTCGGAAGATTGCGCGCCAAGCCGTCGATGATTTCGATCAGGAACAGCATGATGGAGTCAACGATCTGCGGTGTATAAGTCGCCAGAGCCGCGAGAACACCGGCAACCAGCTCTAAAGCGCCGTCAGCAATAGCCGGAACACATTCAACCAGAACGTCGACCAATGTGAGAACCAACGCTTTAACCGCGTTTCCGATTGCCGGGGCCCCATTGGTAATGACCTCGGCAAAGGCAATGACCGCCTCACCCAGTTGCTGAGCAATCGCGGGAATTAACGCGGCAATACCTGTAATGATGGACGTCAATCCGGCCACAATGATGGTCACGCCGGCGCCCAAAGAAGTAGCCAGACCCGTAATACCGACTGCGATGGCAGTCAATCCAGTTCCCACAAGCAGCAGTCCCGCGCCAAGGCCGGCAATACCAACGCCGATCAAAGCGAAAGCGCCGCCCAGTCCGAGAATGGTGGGGAGCAGAGGGGTCAAGATCGCACCAGCCGCGCCAATTACGGTAAAGGCGCCAGCAACTGTGATCAGTCCCTTTGCGATAGCCTCCCAACTCATGCTTCCAAGGGTAAAGAGCACAGGAGTCAGGACTGCAAGAGCACCGGCGGCCACGAGCATGGCGGCGGAACCGGCCAGAGTCCCGTTCATGAAGTTCAAACCAACTGCTAGTTCGGCCAAAGCGCCGCCCATAGCGACAAGGCTCTTTGCGATGCCTTCCCAACTCATGCCGCCCATTTTCCCAAGGGCTTCCGCCAGGACATTCAGTGCCGCTCCAACTGTGACAAGTCCAGCGCCGGTGGCAATCAGGTTCTTCGGCATGGCCCTCATGGCGATGGCTACTTCTGCCAATGCGCCGCCCATAGCCAGCAGTCCTTTGCCAATCTCCTCCAAAGACATGCTGCCAAAATCCGCCATTGCGGAGGCGAATATCTTCATAGCCGCGCCGATCTCAATCATAGCAAGGCCGGTGGAGATTAACCCCTGCGCATTTCCTGTAAGTTTTGTGAAGGCAGTGATCTCCAGAAGAAGAGCCCCGATGGAGCTCAGCCCTTTGACCAATTCACCCACGTTCATCTGTCCGAAATCCTTGCAGGCGGAGGCAAAGACCTTCATGGCGCTGGCCAGAACCAGGATTCCAGTCGCAGTAGCCATAGCGCCCTTGCTGATAGTGACTTTCTTGGTGAACAGAGAAACCTCCGCCATCAGAACGCCAATCCCAGTCAGCCCCTTCACCAACCCGGCGAAGTCCAACTGAGCCAAGTCAATGCAGGCAGATGCCAGCATTTTGATTGCGCCGGCAAAGACGACCATCTGAGCAGAACCCTTGATAACGGTGCCAGAACCGCTCCCCAGAACTTTGGCAGCGGCCACCATCGCGGTCATCAGCCCGGCAATCCCGGTAAGAGCGACCACCATCTGCTCCGGTTCAATATCGGAAATCTTCTTCAGAGCAGAGGCCAGCAGAAGAATTGAAGTAGATACTCCAATCATGGCCGTAGTGCCCTTGATGACCCCCTTGACCTCTCCACTGATACGGCTGAAGACTGCCATAGACGCCATCAATTCTGCGAACAGTACAGTGATGGCCCCAAGAGAGGCTGTTAGTTTACTGCTGTCAATCAAGGATATAGTCACAATCGCGGCAGCAAGCACGGCGATTGCCGCAGCAATCTTCAAAAGGGTTCCGGCCTTCAACTGTGTCTGATAAGCCTCGAAACAGCCGCGCACACCATCCAGAATGCCTTTGACATTATCGAGAAGGCTGCCGACATCGTCGAAAGACTTCGTCAGGCTGTTCATAAACTTGGTTATGCCAACGGCAATTCCGCCCAGGGAGATACCATTCAGCAGGTCAATAATTCCGCTGAAATCAGCATTGCCGATGGCATCAATCAGTGTGGCAGACAAACCGCCAAGTACGCCGATAATGCCGCTGGCAATAGTCTTTACCCCGTTAAAGAGACTCTGAAGCATGCTCAGGAATTTACTGTTCCCAATAGCGGAGTCCATGGTGTTCACAGCGTCGTCAACACCAAATCCAAGACTGCTCACCGCATCGATAACCTGGCCAATTCGGGTTTGGATACGCTCAAGCAATGCCTGAAACGCCTCAAAGCCCGGAACGGCAAAGACGTCTCCAATAAATCCAATGAAACTTTTAATTCCAGACGCAATAAAACCCAGAACATCAGAGATGCCCTGGGCGACCTTATTAAAAATCTCACCTTTCTTTGCCGCGTCGTTGATACCGGTCAAGAAATCGCCAATCGTTGCTGTCACTGTGAGAAGCCCATCTGCAAGGGACCCAACACCGCCAGCCATAGGCATAATAGCATTAACCACTGCCACGATTGCTTGACGGCCCAAATCCAGAATGGAGAAGAGGCCTTTGAAGGTTCGCTGCAATTTATCTGCTGTTTTATCCGAGATAGTCAAATGCTCAGAAAAGTTTCGCAATGTCTCAGTAAGCGCATATAACTGGTCAGAAGTGGCAGGCGGGAAAATATCACGAAATGCATCTTTGATTGGCGTGATAACACTGACCAAACCCTTGGCTGCATTCCAAATCGATTCGATCAGATTTTCCCGACCAGACGGTTTCAAGATTTTCTCTGTGAACTCGTCCATGGAAATGGAGCCATCCCGAAGGCCATCTGCCAGTGTTTCGATCTGCTCTACCATCTCGGAGGTATATCCAGCAGCTTTGCGCTCCTCCTGAGACATGCCAGACATTTTCCCCTGAAGGTCAAAGACGGCATCCGACAAAGTTTCAGAGGATATTACTCCATCTGTCAAACCCTGCTTCAGCGCATCAGTGAAACTCTCGGAATCGGCCACCAACTGGTCAAAAGCGTCGCCGCTTTCTCTGGCCACTGTCTGGATTGACTCGATAAAGCCTGCTTCGTCGGCGATACCCTGGTCCAGCAACTGTTTCCAGCCCGAACTCAATCCGCCACTGAGAAACTCATTTCTCGCCTGAGCAGACTCACTAATGACGCCGCCAATGGTGTTGGAAATTTCAGTCAGCAACTCCTTGGCTTCTTCAAAGTCGCCAACCAAGATCTCCCACGTTGCAGTCCATCCAGACTGCGCACTCTCCTTTAAGGTGTCCCACAACTGCGTGAAAGTCTTTACTTTGGTAGCAGCGTCTTCAGCCGTCTGCGCCATCTGCGCAATTTCTTTTGCCTGAGCCTCCGTAAACCCCTGCTGAATCAAATCCGCCTCGCTATATGCGCCGGCAAACTGCTTCAGGGTTTCGGTAAGTACCTCAGTGGTAAGCCATTCGCCCCTGGTGAGGGACTCCCGGAAAGAACCGTACATGTTGATGGCATTTTCCGCCCCGGTACCCAACAATTCAGATGTCCGAACCAGAGCATCCTGGAATACCTTGCCACCCATGCCGGCATTGACGACCGAGTTCCAGTCCATCAAAGAGACTTTTCCTGCGGCCAGTGCCTGCGAAAGCTGATACATCGCTGTGGATGCCTGCTGAGAAGTGGAACCCGAAACAGCGGCCAGGTTGGCAATACCCTTGATGGAGTCCACCGAGGTCTGAAGATCTACGCCAGCCGCAGTAAAGGTTCCGATGTTCCGGGTCATCTCGGTGAAGTTGTAGATCGTTTTATCCGCATAGGTATTCAGCTCGTCCAGCGCTCGGTTCACCTGTTGAAGATTGGTGCCCTCATGCTGGGTATTAGCCAGGATCGTCTGAATTGCGCCGATTTGGGTTTCATACTCCTGAAAACCAGTTTTGATCGGGTCGATCGTAAGGGCGGATACAAGCTGCTTACCTGTATTTATGGCGGAATTTGTGATATTGGAAAGAGCCGTCATGGCAACGACTTCAAACGCCGAGAACTTCGCCCGAACCGTCTCGACGGAACTGCTAAGGGCGGACATATCGCACTTCTTCGCAGCGGTGCCCAGGTTCTCAAGGCCTTTGGCAGCACCGTCCAGATCCAAACCCCGTTTGAGTTTGTCGAGTGTTGACAAACTGGTTTGCACATTTTGCTCAAACTGCCTGTTGTCAAATCGCATCTCGACGACTCTCTCGTCGATGGTCCTGCTCATGACCGCGTGACCTCCTTCCAAGCATAGTTCGCTATTTGGTCAAAAATGGGCTGGATAGCAGGGTTGATGTAATCTCTTCCCTGTACCCAGCCTCCGGTCCCAGTGCCGTGTCCGTATTGCAAGATAATGGCAATGGGAACTCCATTTTGAATGTTTGAATTGTGAAACGAGATGGTGACCGTGTTGTTCTTGTTGGTGATCTCGTAATACCAGGATGCTGCCGTTTCTCCGGAGTCGACAGGCGTTGCAGACGCAAGGGCGGCCACTCCTTCTCGGCCAAATTTATCCAAATCGCCGAGATGAACAGCTTCCTTCGCTCTTTCCAGAAATCGGGTCAGCTTGGAAAAATCGCCCTTGTGTCTGAAACGAATCACTGCCGGCTCCTCCTATCATTCAATTTTCTTAGGCCAGTTCTTGAGCGCCTCGACCAGCTTGTCATATCCCAGCATGGCCGCGTAGGCGGATAAAAGTCCGACCACAACGGCTGCAAACACCAAATACCAAGTAATCGCGATCCCTTGAATCTGCGCATAAGCGGCGCCAGCGGCCAGGGTCAGCACCTCAGCCACAATAAGCGCAAGGAAATTCGTGGGAATCTTATCCCACGTCACGGTCTTGAACACCTGCACTATGAGGTTGGTCAGGATCGTAACCCCGCCGATAATCATCAGCAGTGTCGAAATGACTTCCGTATAATTCATGACGTGTCCTCCTTAAATCGCCGGGCTCTCCACGGAGCCTATCGGTGTGTTCGAGGCATTAAAATTAACGGCTTTTGCCGCCTCGAAAGTGATGCCACCCGTGCTGTGGTCAGATTTGCACAGGTTCAGATAGAAACTGCACACAACACCGTGAGCAGTCCACGGAAGACCAACCATGGCTCCGACCCAGGGCAGCGCCCCGGTATAGCCCAGATGGACACAATAAAAAGCCAGTAGAAGCCCGCCGACTGTCACGACCCAAAGAAGCGCCCGAATATCATCAGTAAGCTTCTTGGAATGTTCTTTTGCCCACTTGGTTTTGCTCCTCGAAATACGATGCCCAGTGCTTCTCATGCCAGGCCACACTCCTTCGCGAAGCGATGGAACAGAACTGCCGCCTGCTCCCGGGTCAAGCCGGAAGGCCACATCATATTGGGCTGGCCGTCGATGGTCGTACCATTGCCGGCGAATAAGCCGACTCTTTCGGCCCACTCCCGAGCCTCCTTGCTCCAGTCACCGCAGTTGTTATTCTGAAGACTCTTGAGATAGTTCGTCATGGCTGTGCCAAACATCTCTTCAAACTTCGCCTGATCCATGTCGTCATCCTCCTCCGGTCGATTAGGTTCGGAAGCCGTGTCCTTGACAAGGCTCCAGTCAGGGCGGCCATAACCGCCGATGTAGTTGGCATTGGCCGGATAACTCTTATCCCGTACGCAGCCGCCGTTTGCCACAACACCAGCCAAAGAGCTTGTGTTACCCTCGATGGTGTAGACCCGGCCATTCTCGAATTTCTCCACGATGCCGGTATGATACATGGTCTTGCCGCCATCATTGGTAAAGAAGATTTGGTCACCCGGCTGGGGGTTGCTGGTATGGAATTGCCCCTTCTGCTTGTAGTAGTTGGCAGAGTAGGTGCATCCAGCACCAAGCCCCTTCTCTGCCTGACACAGAAGCTTCATCCCCATCGCCAGGCCAAAAGTGTGGATAAAGCACCAGTCCGCGAAAATATCGCACCAGGCATATCCGTTTTTCCGCCCGTTATAGACCACTCCAAGCGCGTCCAAATCCCGAGCGTATTTATTCCAGTTGTTGTCGCCAGCATTTGCCGTCTTGTTATCAAGCTGGGCATTCGTTTCCTTTTCGATGTAACCAATCTCGGCTCTGGCAGTCGCCAGCAATCTTTCTACTGCCGATGCGGCATTGGTAGAAGGCATCATCTCACCCTTTCCGGCATATTGGTCATAATATTTCTGTCCGTAAGAGGCGCGCCGGGCCTTGGCCGTCTCGCTCTGGTCTGCCGGGCGTTCAAACTGCACCAGCACAGCATCGGAGGCCGCCCGGACAGATGTGGCGGTCTTCAAGATGTTGACCAGAGAGGCATAGCTCTCGGTCAATTCCTTCCAGAGAAAATCCAACTGCATCTCCAGATCGCCGATGCTCTTTCCTCTGCTCAGAGCAAAAGCAAGCAAATTTTGCTTTCTGCTCCAGAACGTCCACTGAGCGAGGCCGTAGCCGGCGCTGTCGTGAACAAAATCCTGATAGATTCCGGCATCTATCTGAGCGGTGTAGTCCGCATCAGACATTCCCAACTTCTTTTCGTAGGTGTTCTGGAGATTGGTTGGTTTCAGACCGCTCTCGGCGTAGAGATTTCCCATCAGGCCGGCCACTCCGCAGTCCGAGAGGCCTTTCTTCTTCAAGAAACTCCAAATGGTTGCTTCCGACATGAATATCATCCTCTCGAATGTGTTCTCTTCCTGCGTGCGGCGTTCAGCGCACGGTTTTGTGCAAAGATCTCCTTCTGGCTCATTTTCTTCTGCGGCCCGTTCTTCGCGCTGCACACGTTGATCAGCGTCATGAGCCGATTCAAATGCCATTTCTGGCACTCAAAGGGGATCTGATGGGAAATCATCCAGTAGTAGATGATCTCCGCTGTGACGATCTCATTGTTCGACCGTCCTCGCTGTCTTTTAGAGAAGGTGGTGGCCGTCATGGAATCGTCGATGTAGGCGTTGACCGTCTTCAGGATCTGAGGCGTAATGGCGGTGTAGACGTTGGGGTCCACATTCTGGGTCAAAGTCATGCACCGGATATAGTCGATTTGCTCCTCCTGGGACTTTGGCTTTCGGGACAAATAAGGTTTATGCCACTTTGACTCCCATTTTGAAAGGGAGACCAGAGAGTGTTCCAGTCGAAGCACCTGCTTCTTGGTCGTGATAAAACAGCCATTCGCCTCGTCATACTGCTCGGTTTCTGGTATCACAATTTCCAACATCTCTGATCTCCCTAATCATGCTCAGTTCTGAGGAGCCGGAGAGCTGGAAGGCGCCTGAGACTTCTTCCCCTGGGGGATGATGCCGTTGATGAACCTGGCAGCGGCCTCCGCGTCAGTGGCCAGCTCCATGAAGAGGTCGCTGTACGCCTCGGTCTGGGCGAAGGCGTCCCGCAGCTCCTGGCTCTTGATAAAGCGCTTCCCATCGGGGGACTTCTCGCCGTAGGCCCGCAGGATAACATCCTTGAAGACGGCGATGATCTGCTTCCCATCCTGGGCCGCGACGATGCGGTTGATCATCTCTACCAGACCGCCGTCCACGGAGAGCTCCATCTCGGTCACTTCGGCCTGGGTCAGATTGAAATAAAAGTCCTCGGTGCGGGAGGCGCCATTGTAGTCGTTATAAGTCCTTGTCAGCTTCAGCATTGCAGTTTTTCTCCTTTCAAAAATAAAAGAAAGCGGAGCCCTCGGTGAAGAGAGCCCCGCTTTGCGGTTTGATTACTTAGGCCTCCAGAGTCAGGCCAGTCAGGCGGAGGTGACCACGGTGACGGCGCTCTTGAGCAGTTCGATAACTTCCTCGGGCAGAGGCAGACGGGGCTCCGTTTCCTCGGTGCCATACAGGATGTCCTCCAGCGCCTTCAGCTTGGCCGGGTCAGCCTTGGTGGAGGTGATGATCAGACGGGCAGTAGGCTTAAAGCCGGGCACATCCACAGGAGTCGTAGTGACCTCCCAGCTGGGGTTGATGGGTTCGGGGGAGTCGTTGACCGTCTGATAGCCCCGCTCGGAGGGAGAGGCCAGACCGCCATAGACCAGGTGCAGCTTATAACCGTGGTCCTGACCGTCCACATCATTACCCAGCTTGGTACGATAGCTCAGACCAAAGACCTTGCGGTTCTGCTGGCCGGCAATCACGCCCGGAGCGATCTCAGCGGAGCCGTCGCACTCCTCCCACTCGTCGGGGTAGGTGTAAGCCTCGATGGTCAGGCCGAAGTCCTCAGCGCCAACCAGCACCAGGTACTTGATGTTGTCGGCGTACAGGTTGTTGGGCTCGGCGCCGGAAGGGCTCTCGGTAATGGCAGTAATGCCGTTCCAGGGCACACCTTTGTTGTAGAGGCCGGCAGCGCTGATGGGATAGAGAACAGCGTGATCAACACCAGTTTCGTAAAAACGTTCACCGGTCTTGTCCCATACGATTTTACTCATTTCGGATTTCCTCCTTTTAATAGTACAGGTTGAAGATGTCGTGGTTCAGATTATCGGCTGTGAAGTGACGGTCATGAGCGCACATGGGCAGCATCGCGATCCGATGAGGCAGATCACTATCAGGATTCTTGTAGATGACCGTTACCTGATAGCGGTCCAGCAGGCGATAAGGCGCATTGTCCGCATGAACGGCATCGATCTCGCTTCGCTCATAGACAATGCATGGGTACTGGATCTCCTTGCTCGCTGGAGGCTGAAAATAAGCCCGGCACGCATCACCGCGGTCCGGACATTCCAAAATCCCACACAGGACGGTATGAAGTTGAACTCTGCTACCCATTGTAGAGCCCCCCAATCGTTAAGATCAGGCGGGGATAGCCCACTTCGACCTTGGAAATTTTCCACTTTGCGCCCATATACGTCACATACCGCATCTTGTGGAAGTTCTTCCTGGCGAACGGATCGGCGACTATGCTGATCTCATTCGCGATGTTGATGTCATCGTTGAGCGTCTCCCCAGACTGAAGCTGGCGTACATTCCGAGTCAAATCGCCATAGTACGGATACTCGACGATCTTCTCTTCATGTACGCCAGGAGCAGTCTCAACGGTATCAGCATAGCCTACCGATCCATAAAATTTCGCCATTTTGAATTTTCCTCTTAGCCGCCGAGGCCGGAACCGCCGCCAGTGCCAGTAGCCACAGGCTCTTCCAGCGCAATGGCGGAGTAGACACGAGTCAAAGCACCAGACAGACGGGTCTCGATCAGATACTTCTGCTGGTTGAAGTCAATGTCAAACTGATCGAACCGAGTGATCTCGCCACCCTTGGTGGAACCAACCGTGTAGTCCGCCAGATTGACAAAGATGCCCAGCAGCTTGTGCTGCTTACCCTCGCCGTCCATCCGGGCGCGGCCCTCAAACTGCTCGGCAGTATAAAGCTCGCCAACGTTCAGCGCAGCAGCCAGATCAGCACGGGAAGTGTAGATGCGGCGGCCATTCATATCGCGAGCCAGCAGCATCACATTGACCAGGTGAGGAGTGCAGAAGAAATCGGGAGTGCCGGTTCCCTTGTACTTCTCACGGGCATACAGCGCGGCGGAGATGATAGCCTCGGCATAGATGTAGTTCTCGCCGAAGTTCATGTCGGTGCGGGTGCCCTGGATCTCAGCACGGGCGGCCTCGATGTCCACATCATAGTGGATGGTATAGAGGTCGTTGTCGTTCCAGATAGAACGGATATGGTCCTCAGAGATCTTCATCTCGTCATCCGCCTCGCGGCCGTCGCCGATCATGATAGCAGTGGCAACCTCTTCGTTCAGGTTCTCCCGCATAACGGCATACTGGTACTCGACCACATCGAAATCGGTGATGTCGATGATATCATCCCGATAAAGGGCATCGGTGCGGTACACGGTCTGAGGATCGGTAGTACGGGTAATGACGTTCATGTTGCCGGCAGGCTTCTTACGGTTGCCCTTCTGGTAACCATGGCCCCGAATATTGTCATTCCGGGTATCAGTCTGGCGGGTGCGGATACGGCTGATGGGGCTCTTGTGAACCTTCTGCATGACAACAGTGACCCAGCCCTGGTCACGGGTAACCCGCTCAGGAGCACCCGGGCGCAGATCCTTAAACTCAGGGAACAGGGTCTCGATGTTGTCGATGCCATGCTTGAGCTCATTCTGCTCGGCATAGATGTTCAGGGCAGTCTGGAGGCTGCCCACGCTGTTGGTCTTGGCCAGATCAAGAATAGCCTTGCGATCGGAGTGGCTCAGAACGTTGTCCTGGGTCTCTTCCTGCTCGAAAACATTGTGTTTCATGGTCTTGTTTCCTCCCTTGGTGTTATCAGATTTCTTATCGGGATCATCCTCGTCATCCTCACCGCCCTCGGAAGAGTCCAGCTCCTCCATGGCAGCGCCGATCAGGGCATACATGACCGTCTTTTGCTCCTCGGTCATGCTGTCCACGACATCCTGAACGGTCTTCTCGTCGGCCTTATGGACCAGAGGGGGCTTCTCGTCAGGACGATACAGAGAAATGGGCTCGTAGGCGGACAGGATCATCTCCTGCTCACCGCCCTCGCCATGGGCCATATCTACAAAGTCAATGAAGGCGCCCGGGTTGGCCCCAGCGACTACCAGACTGACCTCGCGGATCACACCGTGCATGACATCTTTGGTGCGTGTCTGTTTCAGCCCATTGGCGTAGATAGACAGGGATGCGATGTCCCCGTGCTGGACCAACGCCTTGGCTGCCTTGCCGCTTTCGGTATCATTGAACGTACAGTAGGCGTAAACGCCATCCTTGCGGTTCTCCAAAAGGGCATGGCCCAAGATGTTGCCAGGTTCATCGTGCTGGTGGTTCCAAACCAGGGGAACCGTCTTCCCGTCACAATCCTCGAATGCGTTATGGCGAATGGTTCGTCCATCCGCGCATACAAGATCGTTTCGGGTCGCCCAGCCACTAAAGTCATACTTCAGACTCATTTTGAATGTTTCCTCCTTCAGATGTTGATGGTGGCTGATTGCCCTCCTCTTTCGGAGCGCTTAGGTTGCTGTTCCGGAGCTCGTCCGCCTTGGGGTCCTTCGACGGCTTCATGCCGATCTTCTGCCGGATCTCATTGGAGGTCATGATCTCGTTGCGAGTCATCTTGTCGGCAATCTCAGCAATGTCGTTGATGGGCACCAGCCTGAACGGGTCTCTGAAGAACAGAATTGACTGCTTCTGTGACCGAGCAGTTTTGGTGAGGAATTTCCTCTTCATTTCGTCAACAATGGCTGATAGGATCGGTTCAATCGTCCGGTTGTCATAGTTCAGCTTCGTCCGGTCATCGGCAGTTCCATCCAAGATCCCCTGAGTAATCCCCAACTGGCTGTAAAGCATGCTCGTCAAGTATTCAATCTGGGACATTAGATTGTTGTCGATGGGCCGGTTCAGCTGAACCACATGCTCCGTGCCGTCGGTGTAAGCGACGCCATATTTGGAGCCGGCCAACTGTTCCTCGATATCTTTACGGCGTTTTTCCGCCTGTTGACGCCTCGCTTCCGTCTTAATGACGTAGGGCAGCTGAATGATAAGATTGAGCTTTCCGGAACCGCTTTGCTCGTCGATTGCGTCCAAAATATTGAGCTTTCGGATCAATCGCTGCATTGTCGAGTTGGGCTCATTCATCACCGCAAAAAATGGATTCTCAATGATGGCCACCGTACTCTTGGGAAGGGTGATGTCCTGTTTCTCCCCGCGGTTCTCGTTGTAAACGCGAAGCCTGACATGCTTTGGATACCACTCCACAATTTTTCCGGTACGCATCTTTTCGATCTTGAAAGAACCGGTCTCTGGATCGAGATCTGTATCCGTAGGCACAACGGCCACGCAGCCTTCGTCCAGCATGGACATGACCACGTCCTGGATGAAGGCCCGTCCGGTCTGGTCCAGATTCGCTTCCAGCGATAAACAGTTGTTCAGGCTGGAATCAATCACGTCTTCAAACCGGCCATCATCGTCCAAGCGGGCATGCTGGATGGCAATCGACGCCGCGTCCAGCGCGATCCGGTTGTAAACGGAGGTGATGATGGACCTCTCGTTTCCCCGGCTGAAAATCGGCCGGTCCGGACGATAGGAGTAGCTGGGCCCTAGCGAATATCGGTAGTCAAAGAATTCGTTGCCTAAAAAAGCGTTCCAGGCATGTTTCAGCCTGGAACCCAATGCCATTTCCACTTTTCTCACCTCCGTTACGACAGCAGATCGGCATACATCTTCTTGAGAAGCTCGTCGTTCTGCTTCATCAAGGAGTCAAAGTCATAAGCCGGAGGAGGTTGGATGGTGCTTACCGGTCTGGACGCCGAAGAAATTGTCTTGGATACTTCCTCGGCAACCCGTTTCCCGGTTTCTACACTCGGGCGCGCACTGGAAGTTGATGCCCGGAGCTGACTGACCGGTGTCGACATGACGGAGCTGGACTCTATCAGTTTCTCAACGGCAGCTTTTCCGGTATCTGCCTTGGATGCAAGTTCTGCCGCCTTCTTGGCGCCATGCCTCTTGACCAAATAGGCAGTCAAGACTACGCCGGCAACGGCCGCAGTGCCAATAGCGACCTTCTTGACCACCGATTTTCGCCGCTTAGCGGTATCATCATCGTCGGCATAACGTTTTCGGCCGGCATTGGTTAGGCTCCCATCTTCATTTTGAAAACGGCGGACGCCCCACTTCATGCCTTTGATGCCATGGTGACGCAGTTCGTATTCCATCTTCATCACCACCCATCAAACCTTGTCCAGCACGGTCTTCCGGTAGGCAATCTTGCCGGAAGACCATACGCCGTTCTTCAGCTGAGTCATGTCATACCCGGCGTCAGCCAGCGCCATCATGACCCCCACCTCTCCACGCTTTGCCACGAACTGGACCGTTTTTCCGGAGGGCGACCTTAGATCAGAAACCTTCTGTGACATCACTTCGGCCATCTTCCGATTGTAGGCGTTGACAGTGGCGGCACTCAGCTTCCCACGGCTTGTCAGGGCATTGGGGTTCTGGAGCAGTTCCGCAGCATAACGGTCCAGCTCCTTGGATGACTTCTTTCGAGCAGTCTCAGTAATTTTGTCGCCTTTCTTCTTGGCCCACTTCTCGTCTTTCTTGTCGAACCGGGCCCGGCCGGCGGCAGTTAGGGAGCCGTCTTTATTCTGGTAACGACGGACGCCCCACTTCATACCGAGAACGCCGTAGTGCTGTAAAACGTCCAACAATCGCGGTCACCTCCTGTCCATGAATGAATTTGCAACAACCTTGTCGTGTGTTTCAGATTTCAAGCATAAAAAATCCGCAGACCCAGTTAAGAGTCTGCGGTAATGCGCGTTAATGGGCGTAGTATGCCCGCAATTTGCGATTTTCGTTACTGGCTTTTCCGGCAAGTAAAGCGTTCACAAGGGTTCCGCCTATTGCAATGGATGATCCCGCCAAATAAGCAACGCGCTGGTCTTTCATCGTGTTGGATAAGAGTGAACTTACTACACCAGAACCAACTACTATGGCCGCTTCAGCCAAATAAGTCGTCTGAGTGTTTCCGGTAATGGTCTTACCGCGCTGATAAAGTTTCTTACCTTCATCGGCCAACTTATCGCTCTTTAGCTTTCCATAGGCATCTTCCATTCGGCGCTTTTCGGTTTTAACAGCACGATTGGCCTCTTTGACCTGCTGTCGAGTTGCCTGCCCAGACTTATAAGCGCTTTTCGTCTCAGCCGCTTTGGTTTTAGCGCTTTCGTAATCGGATTCAGCTTTACGATAACGCTCCAAACCCTTCTTGGTATAAGAACCATCGTAGTTCTGATAACGCCTAACACCCCATTTCATGCCCTTGACCCCGTAGTGGGCGAGGCAATCCTGGGGAGAAGGTTTCTCATAGGGTTTCATAAGCCCCCCCCCTTTTTTTTTTACTCAAATGCTTCTGGATTATGCTTATAGGCAACGTAGGCGTCCATCATAGCCGCCACAGCGTCGATCTTCTGGTCAGATCGTCTTTTCAGCAGCTTGCGGTTGCCATTGGTGTCCTCCATGGTGATGCAGTTTCCCATGGAAAAGGTAATCAGATCCTCGTCAAAGAGCAGCATGCGCTCCCCGGCCAGTTTCTTCAGCTCTCCCAACGGGACGGATTCCGTTCTTGCGCCCTGCCGGACTACTTCAACTCCAAACGGACCATTCTCGTTGACCCACCGCTCCACAAACTCCTTTGCGTTGTAGGGGTCATAGCCAAAGCAGCGCACGTCGTAGCCGCAGTTGATAATGTGATCATCCAGATCCTCATAGACCTGCATCATATCGAGAACGGTTCCTTCCATGACGATCAAGCTGCCCTCTGCCATGAAGTCCTCATACTTGACCCGCATGGCCGCCGGGAGTTTATGGAGCGTCAACGAAGTGATGTAGTTTCGGGTCTTGACGCCAAAAGCGCCATCCCGAAGAGGAAAGAGGAAGGTGAAGGAACAGAAGTCATCACCTTGGGAAAGGTCGGCGCCCATAGAGCAAGGCATCTGCCAGAATCTTTGCCGGCGATGGGGTAAGGTCTCCTCATAGGTGAAGTAATAGGTATATCCCTCCATGGGGAGTCCGAATCGCTTTGCCAGCGTGTCGTTCCGTGTGGCAGGAGCCGTTTCCGCCCGGTCTACATCCTTCTGGTAGGTCTCATAGGTCACGGTCTTCCCGAGGTTTGGATTGGCCTTGGGCCACATGTCGGGATAGGCCACCTCCTCAACGGAGTCCAGCTTATACCACCAAATGGAAACGTGCTCCTGCGGAGGCCCGATGCCCTGGAGAATATTCATCAACTCCATTTTGATGGTGTCGCCGGCGCCATTTCGGACTGTGCCCTCGGAGCTAGTCGCTATAATAAGGTAGTCATCCAGCTTGGAGGCGCCCTGTTCGATTGCGCCGATGACATCTTCCCGGGCGTCGGCAGAGGACAGCCACTCGTCCACGGTGGCCACCTTGCAGCGAAGGCCCTGGAGCTTGTCCACCGACATGGGGCGGATCTCAATCAGAGAGCCGGAGATGAAGTTCTCGATACCCTTCTTAGTGGAGGCCAGTTTCACCCGATTGGCTCTGGAGCCGGTGGTATTCTGCAAAGAACCCTCAGTCATAAACTGAAAAACCGGTCCTCTAGCCCGCGTAATAGCGGTCTTGATGGGATTGACGATCTCCTCCGCCTGTTTCATCGTGGGAGCCGTAGTGATTTGATGGGTGGTGGAGCCATCCACAACACAGAAGTAAGCCTGAATACAGGAATCGTACAGCGACTTCGCCGCGCCTCTCCCCACGATCAGGTATTGCTTCTTGGTCAGGCGCTGCTTGATCCGCTTGGTGACATAACGACCGCCTCTGCCGTCCGGGTTCGGAACATAGACGGAACGGTCGTCGAAATAGTACCAGCCAAACACCTGTTCTCCCCATAACTTGAAGGTATCCAGAAGATGAAGATCGGAGCCATCGGTCAGGGTCAGCTCATTCTCGCAGAACTCGATCCACCCCTCGACTGCCCTGTCGTCATAGTAGTAACTGGGCGACTCGATCAACCGGTCGATTCGGTACATCTCCATGGCAACTTCCTTGCAGACCGGAATATCGCCGCGGATGACCGCATCGCGGAATGCGCCGTAGTAACGGGGGACGGCGGTGTTGGATAGCATCTACTCACCAGCCTCCCGTTACAGCCCCAGAGCTTTTCTGCCAAGGAGAACCAAGGTGGAGAACTTCTGCTCGCTCAACTTTGTCCGGTAGGTATCTTTTGGAATAACCTGCTCCATATCAAACACGATAATGGGGGACTTGGCCTTGAACCCACCATAGATCGCGTCATTCGTGTCAAGGAGCGCGCCGTAGCCCGCCTTTTTGCATTCGTTAAAAAACTTGGTGCGCTGGACATAGACGTCATGCCCCTTCCATCGGTCGCCCTGTCCGTCATATGGAATCACATAATTGAACATCCGATAGACTGTCTGGAGATCTTCGGCCGAGGGCGTATAGTCCGGGTCCTTCATCTTTTCCAACACTGCGGCAGCTTCCCGATACCCCTTGAATTTGTACTTGTCTTTCACGAAATAGCTCTGCATCCGGTCCTTATCCGTTACAAAGTTATAAAAATCCCGATCTTTTCGATAGAGATTCATGAAGACCTCTGCGCCGGAGTCCTCGCTCGCCACCTTCAAGTCGGTTTTAAGCGAGTTGTCGATCCGGTACTTCATAAACGCGCCGGTTCCGATCTGCTTGCCATCCTTGTCGTAGACCGGCTGAGGAATCGGCCGGTTGAACAGAGCATTATACTGATGCTTGTCCAAAGAATTATGGGTAGCGTAAAACATATCGGTGTTCTTGGTTCGGTCCTTGTCATAGGACAGGGTGCTCAGCGTGGTTTTATCGGCATTCAATACCTCGTCAAAGTGCTTTTTGTTGTAGATGCTGTTGCCACTTTTTCGCTTATTGCTGATAGCCTTTCGCTGAGCTGGGGTGTAATCACCGCCGCGCAGAGGATAGGGAGGTCCGTTTCGGACGCCCCATTTTTGTTTCAGGATTCCGTGGTGACGCAGTTCCATAAACAATCACCCCCGCAATTCCTTGATTGCAAGGGCAATGCTCAGGGAAGATCCGGCAATCGCCAAAACACTTCCAGCTACTTCCAGAGTATCCCGCAGCGCCTGACGACCTTTTGAGACTTGGGCCGGAGAGGTGTCGGAAAACAACTGGTTATACTGCCGCTCCAAGAGTTCCCGATTGATCTTGTCGCGCATCTCTTTGTCGGTCATTTCGGACAAGTCCATCCGTTTCGGAGTGGGCTTGGAAGTGGTGGTCTGCTCCAGTTTCTTCATTTCTTTCACCAAATCTGAACTGGAATCGACCGTTCGTTTGGTACGCTCCAGATCCTCCTTCGCCCAGCGCTGGGGGTCTGGATTAGTGAGGTCAATGCGGTTTTCCTTCTTCTTGGCCGCATTCTCCCGCTTATCCCGGTCATAACGCTTTTCTCCGGCAGCGGTAAGAGTGCCGTCTTTGTTCTGGTAACGGCGGACACCCCACTTCATACCTTTAATTCCGTAGTGCAGGAGCATGCTATTCTCCATTTTGATTTTCCTCCTTCCCGCTGGTGTCTTCTACGGGGTCCGCCGCAACGAAAAGCCGCCACTCAAACTCACTGATCTGCCGATTGATGGACTCAATGGCAGCGGAGCTGAGCGGCGGATCGAACAGTAATCGAACCTTCATGTAGACATAGGATTTGACTAAGGAAAAGATGTTCGGCTTGTCCGTAATGAAAGCGGACCAGGTGTCATCCTTTCCTGAAATAGAGAAACCATTGGCAGGCCCGACGCCCATTTGCGTCAGGATCGAAAACACGCTGTTGATGTGCATGATGATGTCGGCATCAAAGTGCGTATAATTCTCGTCGATGCCCAACAGTTTCTTGATGGACGTCAAGATGCTTTCGGAAATCTCCATAGCGACCTCCTCACCGGCGGACTGCGATGAACTTCTTCATGCAGTATCCCTGAACTCCGTCAGAGGTGAAAGCTTTGTAGAATCCTTCCGTCGATCCGTCCACGTCGACTGTAACTTTGGTCAGCAGAGTAATGACCTTGATGATTTTGGAATTAGCCCTTGGCTCTTGATAAATGGCCGCTCTCAGGCAATCGGTCACAACACCGGCAACATGATTTTGCACATCGAGTCCTCCTTCCTACTTTTTCCACGGGCAGGTATCATTGGGCCTGCGCGTAATCGGTTCTTTGAACAGAAGATTTTCGTCGCCATAATGGATGGCCTGATGGGTTTCATGAATTGTGGTGATCAAAAACTCAGGGTCAAGAATCAAACCCTTTCGGTCCCGAATATCCTCCGGGCTGATCGGGTTCATGTGATGGATAAGCGGTCGGCGATAAATCTCCCGACCGGCAATCCCCAGGTCGCACCCCATATCTCTGGCAATCACAACGTCACGGATCTGCTTCCACTCCGGGGAGCGGTAAAAGACTTGGTTCATATACCGGTCGAAACCAAACGTCTCTTTTCCAACAATGCCATCCAAACGGAGATAGCGGTAGCGCTCTTCAAATGTAGGGAGAAGGATCAATTCCGAGTAACATCTAATACCCATCTTCGTCCTCCTCGTCCTGACCGCTGTATCGCTTGAAAGCAGCCATGGCCTTCTCATAAAGTTCGTCCATCCTGACCCCGGACTTATACGCCTCGGTCTTTGCCTGGACCAGCTCCACCTCTTTGGCAAGCCGCTCATTTTCCAAGCGCGCTCTGGTAGTTCCAAGTTTCAGGATCGTAGTAACCTCTTGTGAAGAGGCCGTCCCTTCCAGCAGCCGTTTCTCGACCAGACTAACGGCCAAGTCGATCAGTTGGTTTTCTCTGGCCTCCGGTGTCAAGGCGGCCCGGCGTTTCCTTGGCTGAGTGCCCGAAGGTTTGATCGCTTTTGCCACGCTTGACACCTCCTCTCGCTAAGAATTGTGGCAGTTGCTATGACTTTTGAAATGGTTTGGGACGACATTTGAAGAAGCCCACATAAGCAGATTTGTGATAAGTGGAGAAAAACACGTGGCGTCCGTGGGCAATGGAGGTAATGCACTGCGCAACAGCCAAAAAGGAGGTTTGGTGGACGAAAAGAGTCTCTTATCAACAATATCTACCTTGTGAGCTTGTTCAAATGCCGCCCCAAAACCGAAGCCATTTTTCAAAAATATCCCCCGGAGAATTTTCAAAGGCCACCGCGATGCATAGGGGGTGCCGTTTTAGAGGGGTCCCCCTATACCCTTTTCGTGCGTTTAGAGCCCTATAATTGGTTTCAATCTCAGGAATTTTCCTCAAAAATGACAAAAAGAAATGCACTCTGAATCAGAGAACATTTCTTTTCCCAATTTTATGGGCTTTTGAGGTCACATGGTCGCGGCAGGTTCAGGTTTTAGCTTCCGCTTTACCTTTTTGTAGATACCCAGGGGGTCGTACTTGATGATGTCATTGATAGCTCGCTCGATTTCTTCCATGTTCTCCTGCTCAGAGAGCTGATCGGAAGTACGGGCGATACGCGCTAAGAAAGCGCAGGAGTGATACCCGTTGTCTTCGTCGAACCGATACCAGGCTTCATACTGGGTAAAGGGATCATACGGGTTATCAGTCGTTGTAAGCATACACGTTTCCATTCGCTCTCACTTCCTTTCTTACTCATTGAGATACTTGGAAACAACAGAAGATGAAAGGTTCAAAGCATCGGCGATCTCGGCATTAGTGCAGCCAGAGTTTGCCATCGCCTTGATCCGGTTGATGCGAGCTTCAGACAGTTGCGTCGATGCTCTTGGAGTCGCACGGGCGCGAACAACATCAGGATCGGCATAGCGAAGGATCTCTTTCAAAGTTGTGTCAGAGATCGCACCAGCCTGAATAGCTTCCCATTCACCATCAGAGATTGTAATTCGTGTTCCTTTTCCGCTTGCGCCAGTAGCAACACGAGCATCGCTGATTGCGGCACGACGAATCTTGGAGATTTCATCTTTGTCGGTGATGTTGTTGGCCTGAATCTTTGCCTTTACCTGAGCATTGGCGATACGCTGAGCCTCACGTTCACGAGGGGCGTTGAGCTGAGCAGTCTTCAAGGCACTGGTCAGTCTGGTAACTTCAGGAGCATAAGCCTTAGCCGCGCTCGCATTGCGCACCAGAGTAGGTGTCACCAAGTATTCCAGTCTTGCACGATTGGCAAGCGCCTTCATACGGTTCGCGTAATCGGCATAGGCGTCCTCTTGAACAGTTCCGGAGGATAGGGTTCGGATGTCGTCGGTCTTCTCCAAAAGTTTGATTTGCGTTGTGGCGGGAACTGTTTTCCCAGTCTTCGGGTCCACATAGGTTCGACCAGACTCCTTGTAGATAACTTTACCCGTCTCCCTGTCGATACGACCGCTACCCTGACGCTCCGGAACAGAAACACTCTGCTTTCTCCGAGAGAGCAGGGTGGAGGCCCCGCCCACTTCCTTACCAGTTTCAGGATCTATGTAGCCCTGCCACCGTTTCCGAAGGGTAGGGATGTCATTCTCGATCTCAGACCGCTTGTAGTCCAGCTTGTGCTTGGCCGCATCGATGACGACCATGCTATGCTTGACAGCCTTAGTGATTTCTTCCTCGGGGGCCCCTTTTAAGGTCATATCCGTGATTAGGTTGGAGATCTTACCCATCTCTATCTGGGTGGCTGCTTTTGAGAGGAGCCGGACGCCGGTCTTCCCCTCAGTGGAGTATTCAACTTTTGGGTCGAAGTCCTTCAAACCATCCAGGGCGGGGGTGGATTTTACCGATACCTTCCCGCCCACAGGGATGACAACTACCTGGTCGCCGTCAAAGTCGGCCCCGGAGAGCCGCTCCGCTACCTTTGGGTTAATACCGACGGCGTCGCGAATGTTCTTGCCCAGAATTGAGATTGCTGACTGGTTTTTGTTGTTGACCGTCAGTTCGGGGATCTCAAAGGTGCCACCATGGGGGTAGCGAATTAAGACAACTTTCTCTCCGTTCCGATAGTTGGGGGCATAGATCTCCGTCTCCTTCATTTTTGTGATGGGGAGGATCACTTGCGTACTCTGCCGGGGGAGGGCGGCCGCTTTCAAGTGGACAACGGCGGAATCACACTCGTCCGCAAAGTCCATCAGCAGCTTTCGCTTGATGGTGGGGTTGTTCAGGGAGCAAATCTCGTCGAATTCATCGGCAGCATCAGCATAGGTTAGATCCAGCTGCTTTTGAATCAACTTGATGGGCTGCTTAGAAAGAAACTGGGAGGATAAGTTCTTGCTCATTTTGTCCCAGTCACCCTCCTCCTTCAGCTTGTTGATGGCCGAAAGAGATTTCTTCTCTCCTGTGATGGGGTCTGTGTACTTTCCGTTGGGGTCAGGATAGTAGCTTTGACCATTGGCCTTGATGAACGCACCGAAGGGATTATCCGGATCATCCTGAATCTTCTTCATAACGTCCATCTTAGGTGTGCCGGAATGTTTGTTCGTGTTGAACACAATATCGGCACCGTCGGGCATGTCGTCAGAGTACATGGCCATGCCTTTCAGATAGTGGGTTCCATCTACAAGGATACGAACCTGGGCGTAGTGGGAATCCCCCAAATCGAGGTCGGCCACACCACGGCGAAGTTCGATGACGCCATCCTTAGAGGTGCCGCCTTCATCGCCGTAACGAATTTTTATCCGGCTGGAATCAATGCTGGCCGGATATTCCCGCTTGTCCCAGGATGCACCTCCATCAGCAGAATGATAATCGCCGACCGACTTGATAATGTCCAGGTTCTGATAGGCGTCGCGCTGTTCAATGTCGGGAACGGAGATAACCGGTGTGATGGTTCGCTTCTTCGGGTCGTTCACCTGGGGGACGCCAACGCCATAGCGGTTGTAACCCTCAGTTTCCAGAATGAACAACGCCTCCTGGAGTACACCTTTGGAAACGCCAAGCTGCTGCTCCACACCCTCGCCCACGTCAAGAGCACCTTTGAGCGCCAACTCCTTCTTTAGAGCCTCGGCGGTGGCAAGGGCTTTATTCTTGTTGCTCGCGGTGTTCTCATTGAGCAGGGCGCGGACAGAGGAGTCATTGTTATACCCCATGATCTTGGCAATCTCGTCCAGCGTCTTACCCTCTTCCCGAAGGGACTTGGCTCGCTCAACCTGTAAGGCACGGCGTTCATGCTTTGCTACACGAACCTGCATGCGGAGGTCGGTGGTAGACATCTTCAGTTCCTCGGCAATCTCCTTTTGAGATTTACCAAGCGCCTCAAGTTCTTCCACACGGGCCAGGAAATCTCCGCCGTGTTGGTAAGGGTTCTCGCCAGAACCCCAGGGATAGCGACCAGAGCGCCTCTTGACGCCATAGTGCATCAAAATGTCTTCCACAATGGGGTCCATGGCTTATTCCTCCTCTTCCTTAATACTGTTGATGATTTTGTCGAACGTAACAATGCGATCCATAATGGGGAAAATATCCTCGATGGTAGGCTTATGGTAGAGGATAGTGTCGTTCTGGTAAATACGCAGTTCCATCTCAATCTCGTTTGGTTTGTAGTCATACTCCAAACAGAAGAGGGCCGCGTAAACCATAAGCTGCTCCATGTGTGTTGGGGTCTCGCCGGTCTTCAAATCATGAATCCGAAGAATGTCTTTCCGAAAGGAAATGGCGTCGGCAGTTCCGAAACAGTTCGGGGAATAATATAGGATTTGCTCGGGGGTCATCTTATACCCAATGGCGTCATTCACATACATGTTTAACGTCTTCTGGGATTTGGGGAGCCGTTGACCCAGTTTGATACACTGAGCCGCAAAAGCATGAAGAGCCGTCCCGCGCTGAGCCGCCCGGTATTTGGCGTAAGCATCAGCAATCTTCTCTTCTGAGTAATTGATCCAGTGATAACCACTGGCGCTAAGAAAGGCATGCTGCCCCTCAAGGTTGGAGTGTTTTGCGAAGTTCATCCAGCACTTCCTCCTTGTTCTCCGGGGAAATGAATCTGGAGAAGGACATCTCATTCATCTTCCCAACATAATACTCTTGGTTCGGCTGTCTCTTAGCGCTTGCAGATTTCTTACACTCAAGGGAGGCCCATTTTTTGCCATAAAGAATGAGCAGGTCAGGGATGCCCTGGCGCTGGTCCATCTTGAAGACCATGCAGCCGGGGAAGATCGTTTTCAGATTGGCAATCAGTCTGTCCTGAAAACCGCTTTCCAGTCTCGCGCTTCTGGCCATGAAACAGGCCTCCTTTCTGATAAAAGTGATAGAAAGAATAGGATATGCGCGACATATCTCTCTCCTCTCCATAAAAGAGTCTGTTTTTTTCGCGGAAAGAAAAATCAGCCAAATATCAATCTGCGCAAAAGAAAAGAGCCGCTGTGTTAGCGGCTCAAATCTTATTCGATCGTAAATCCTATTTTCCGTTTCGGCTTACTATTTTCCTCAGCAATTTTCTCGACCTTCGGTTTGCCAAACGATTGCCAGATCGTGGCGCCGGCAGCAGTTCCAATCGCCGCCACCATCGACGTGGTAAACGTCATAAGTAGTTGGGTCGGGTTTCCAAAGTTGAGTTTCATACTATCGCCTCCCATAAAGGCGACTGCATTTTCGGCGGAAACGAAAAAAGCCGAGGCACCATCAGGCACCCCGGCTAAGTTGCGAATATCCATATTATATTCATCAGCTGTTGTTCCTCAGATACCGAATCAGAATCCAGATCAGCCAGAGACCTCCGGTACAAAGGGTGAGGATAACGTCCAGGATTAGTCCGGCTGTACTCCGTTTCTTTCCGCTATTCCTGCTCATGGGAGTTCTCCTTTCCAAGTTCTTTCTTTTTGTCACGGCGGATCATCTTCTCGACGCCGACTCTTGCCTTGGCGGCAGTATCTCCCGCAACGGCTTTGGCACGCTCCATCTGTTCGGCCCGCTTAACTGCGCGCTCCTGTTTCAAAGCAGCCTTCTGTTTCTCAGCCTCTTCAAATATCTGCCGACTCTCGTCAATTACTTCCTGGGTAACATACTGAACAATGACCGTGTCGCCAGGTTTTAACTTTGAGTTGGGTTTTCGGTCAGAACCAACCACCTGGAGTTCAAAGCAATCTTTGTATTTGACGCAAGCGTCTCGAAGACGAACTTCAATGGGTAACGCTTTCAGGCCGCGGCTCTCTAAAAGTTCTTTGGCCTCGTCCAATTTCAGGGGGAACTTCTTGGAGCAGAGCTCCGGCATAAATATCAATTCTTCAGAAGGGCTAAGTTCTTCCTTTTTGGGAATCCGGTCGATAAGCTCGACGGCAAGCGGAGTCACGGCGCCGACAATCCCAGCGACAAGACCAAGCGTACCTCCGATATTACCATTTGGCTTCTTTGGCTTGGCCATAGGCAATCCCTCCTTTGGGCAAAATAAAAGAGTGCGCCCCGTGAAGAGACGCACCCTTGCAAAAGCGCATCTCTCCATTGTTGCGACACAATCTCATTTCAGCCTATGGGCATAACGAGTAAGAGAGAAAACACCTTTTGCCAAAGCATTTTCCCCATAGACTGAAAATATATGAAACTGTGTCGCATTGCCAGTATAACACACCCCCATTCGTTTTGGAAGAGAAATTTTGAAAGGTGGATAAACCTAGCACTCTAAGGCTGTAAATATCCATCAAACCCGTCAAAATTCCCTTGCTGGCCAGTTGGCCACTTTTTTTCGTCACTTTATATAATTTTTAATATTTTTTTTCGCATTTAAGTGAAGAGAAAAAGTGGGAAAGTGGCCAGAAAACCCGCAAACCCTTGGGGCGCAAGGGTTTCAGCCTGGCCACTTTTGAAAATAAAAGTGGGCAGAAAGTGGGCAAATGGCCAGTTTTCCGCCATTTTCGGCCTTGTTTTCATGCAAGATTTTGAAGATTTCTGGCCAGTTTCAAATCAAAAGTGGGCAAATGGCCAGTTTTCAGACTAAAAGTGGCCAGCAAAATACTCCAAATTTGACCTGCTACTAACAGTAATAGTAGCAGCTTTTGGCTCACTTTTCGGTCGAATCCTGCTGCAAAGTCGCCCACGTCCGTATCCTTCGATGCCCTTTTCACCTCAAATATCAAGCTCTAGTCAGGCCTGTTTCTTAAAAGGCCCGCCGCTGGTAAGGCTGATTTCGAGGAGCCACCGGGACAAATTGGTAGCGAGGAGGGGACGGACGAACCCGTCGATGAAGGGACATGCCGTATTTTTTCGGAGGTATCCCGTTGCGTTTGGGCCAGAGTTCATCGCTATCAGTCAGGCCACGGAACATATCCTGGATCGCCTGCGCAGCATTCTCTATTGCCTGTCCAAAGGCATTCCAAGCGTCTGCAATCTTCTGAATAACTGCCAAAGCCTCTTCCATGGTCATCGGTCATCACCTCTCAAATATTGTTTTGGGATTTGGAAAAACCTGCCCGCATATTGGTGTAACAGCAGTTGAGTGCTCTTAACAGGTTGTCGATCTGAACCGTTCGGTCTACCTGAACCTTAACCGTCGGCTCCGGCAACGGTAAATATCCAAGCGCCTCCATCTGTTTATGGTCACAGGTGGATACATGCGGACACGCTCTACATTTTGCTGCAAGTCTGGATAGGCCCAAAACTTATCACCTCCAAACCTTTCCGGAGCGCTTGTCCACCAGAACAATCCGCCCCTCGATTTCAAAGTCCGCCAGTTCGCAAATATCAAAGATGGCATAGAGCAGCTTATGGAACCGCTCCTCCTCAGCCTCAATATTCTTCAGAGCTTGGTAAGCTGTGGGGTCTGAGTAACCCTCTGCGTTTTTTCGATCATTCCAGGACAATTTTTCTCACCCCGTTCGTTCATGAATTTGATAAGTGATTGGGCATGCATATCGCTGATGCCGTATTTTTCTTGCAGTTTGGAGATGAACCAATCTGGGACAGGTTTTCTCCCGCATTCGATGGCGGACAACTCGGCCGGTGAAATATTAAGATCCTTCGCCATATCATAGAGCAACATTGCTCGAACCAGGCGAATGTCCCGCACCATTCTTCCAAAAGCATCAAGTCCCATGGTCGCTCTCCTTATGCCATGCTTCGATGTCGATGCCAATTCGCTTTAGCATCTGCGTACAGAGCCAAATATCATCCTGGTCTTCCATCTCATACCGACTGACCAGCTCCTTGATACGGTCATGGAAGGCATTGTAATAAGTCCGAAGCCGCTGAGCCCCGAACCCGAACTGCTCATGCAGCACCCACAGAATGGTCGCGTCGATTTCGGCGATGTGTTTTCTGTCGTACTCCGCAAGCTCCTTCTGGATCTCGATATCCATCGCTTTTTTCTCCGCTGCGGTAAGTATGGCGCCGTACACTTTTCCTCCGGCTTTCTTGATATGCATAACTGTGACTCCCTCCCATAATCCAATTTTCCTTGGCAAAGAATAAGGGGACAGCGAAGAACAGCATCAGCACTGTCGCAGTCGCGTCCCCATCGAGAAACATCACAGGCAAAGAGAGCCCAACCAGCAGCAAAGCGTAGAGCTTATTTCTCAAAAGTTCTCGCTTCCACATTTGACACCTCTCCTTCCACAAATATCAATCCCACTCAATACACAAAGAGATGGGAGTAGTGCCCCTTCGGATACTTCTTCTGGCCGCGGTAGTTTCCAGCCATCTTCTTACCAGTTACCAGATTGATGGGGTAAGCGTTGATGACGGTCCGCCACCCGCCGTAGGAATGGCTCATTCTGCGGTTCACCTTAGAATATCCACGACGAACCATCTCGGCCTTGGCCATACTTCTAAGCAATTTGCGCATGATTGTATCCTCCTGTTTTTACTCAATAATCGGAAGCTCTGCCAAAATATCTTCCGGAATGTTTCCGCTCCAGACATAGGAGTTCTTGAGAATGTAGTTGTTGTAATTCGCGGCAGTACGGTTGGCCCGCATTTTCGCCTGGTCTGCCCAAGACCGTTGCTCGTCGTTTTCGCTGTCCTTATACTGCTCATAGGTCAGCTTGTCGGCCTCATACGAGGCAATCATCGCCCGGCAGCTATCCTCCACAGTTTTTCGGGTTTCATAGTTCGTAGCATCGTCGATCTTCTGATCCACATACTCTACTTGATTTCCAAGCCAGGTGTCGCCCCAGCCCAGAAATATCAAGGAAACGCAAATGAGGGCGGCCACTACGACCGCCCCCACAATGCTCAACGCCTTTCTCATGACGTTACCCTCCGACCTTCACGACGGGATCGTCTACCTCAAAGGGAATGTCGGAATAGAGATAGGTGCCCGTCCACTCGACGTACTTACCATCCGGAGTAAAGAAGAATATCCCGGCGTCGTTCTCCCCATAGGAGCCATCCACGTCGGCGATCCATCTGGAATAGCTGGACGAATATTCCTCGCTGTCCGGGGTAAGATAACTGTTTAGGCTGCTGACCTTACCATCAACCACAAATCGCCCTACAACACTACCGCTCTCAGTAAAGAGCACGATGTACCCAAGAGGTTTCTCCACCTGGCAGACAACTGCGGCGGCCTTTTCGCGTTGGCCATTTACCCAATAAGCCCGGCGGATCAGGTTATAACGTTCCAGAGAGAAGTCCAAGTCTGTTGGTGTTGGCTGGCGCTCTTGGAGATCGCTTACAGTGTCGAGGGTGGAAACCATGTCTTGATGTTGGCCACTGGGTTCTCCGCAGGCCGAAAGGGAGAATATCATAGCTATGACCATCAGTAGTGTGATGATTTTCTTCATTTTGAAATGTCCTCCTGATTTTTTTTATCGTGCTACCCCGGTGTTCTGCTGGAAATGCCGGCACTTCAGTTCCACCGGCTCGATCCAGGGAATATCACGGAGTCGAATCATCCGGTGTGAACTTCCTCCTTACTATCTTCGTTAAGCGTTGCCGCCTCCACATTCATCTGGCTTAATACCATTTGCAGCTCGTCCACTAAATATCTTTGCTCTGAGTGGACTTGCTTGCGGGCTACCATCTGAGCCCATTCAACAACCGAGATAGGCGGTGGAATTTTCAATCCAAGTTTGCGGGCCATCTGGTCGATGTAGCTCACCATTTGATAAGTCGGGGCCACGATAACGGCGCCTGTCTTTGCGGACATCCGAATCAAATAGATTGTTTTGCCCGTCTGTCTCCCGGCGATATAAACTGTCATGGCGTTTCCTCACCTTCAATAGATTCAATGATGGTTACAGTGCCCTCAAACACCCCAAACTCGGACGACTGCTGGAACGTGTGCGTTTCCGGCTCCTCTCCATCCTGCATTGGCCGGGTGAGATACCATAAAGAATCATCCTTCCAGGTGATCATCTCCAGTTTTTGACCGGGTTCCAACTCCAAAGTCATGTCACCGCCAAGGGAGCGAGCGACGCCTTGGTCACACCCAGTCAGCAGGCCCAACGACAAAATAGCGCATAAGAGCACGCTGGCATAAATGCGTTTCATGTTTTTCTCCTTTTCCGCCAAATATCAAGGCCCAATTTCAGCGATGGACTCTACGAAGCAGTTATAATAGGTATAACGCTTTCCCTCATAGTCAAAGAGCACATAACCGCCGTCATTTCCCTCAATATCAATCTTTCCGGTATACTGCGCGATGATTTCTCCATCAGCCGTATAGATCGTCACCGTCCGTTCGAGCCCATTGTCCAAATTGCTTTTCTGATCTGTCAAAGCCCGCTGGCCGGACGCAGTATTCTGGAAGTACCAGCGCATGCCGAAGAACAGACCCAAAATCAGCAAAATGGCTACCACCACGCTGATAATCTTTCCGGGAATGTTCTCAATCAGATATGCGCCCCCAATACCAAAACACAGGACAAGAATTGCAAAGATGGCAAATATAACCCAGCCGCCGATTGTCATACTTTTTTCTCCTCTCCAACAAGTTTCTGATACAGTTCCTCAGCCTCTTTGCCTTGGAACTGATTGATGATCTGGACGTTATCCCGGGGTGCCTTTCGACCAACGATCAGCACCGCAGGATCGCCATGGCTATGGTCAAAGCCGACCAATATTGTGTCGAAATCTTTCAAAATAACCACCTCATAAAATCGTAGAGTAGTTTTATAAGGAAAATTAGGCCGAGAATAGCAAGAATGCCGATGGCATTGAATAGGGCATGTAAAATATCATCCCAGCCACGTTTCATTTCTTATCCACCCGTTTCGTCTTTCTCTCCTCGTACTCGGCCTTCTCAATGGGAACCATCTTGCCGCCCTCCTCTTTGAAGTAGCGGTTCAACTCGATCCGCTTATCATTGGGTGTGAGAATATAAAGGTAGGCGATGGTGTCATAATCCCCGTTCTTGGGGTCCACTAGGAAGTCCTCGGAGAAGACACGATACTTCTTGGTCGCGGGCAGATAGGGCATGGTGATGGGGAAGAGTTTGTCAATGAGACGGGTCATCAGGCCGTTCGTAAAAGCCACATCAGGGGAATTAGCGTTGACGCCACAGACTCGGCCCACGTCGGAATAAGTAGCTGTGCCGTCCGAAGCGACCGTCTTGAACAGGGAGGACATCCGCTTGCACTGGAATTCCCGACGTCCGTCTTTGACATCCATTTCCCCGGTTACCTCATTCCAAATATCTTCCGTATCCTCGATGGGCGTCAGACACTTACCATCAATCAGGCGGTTGAGAATGCTCTTCGTGATTTGGATGCTGAATCCGGAGTGACCATCTTGCATCAGACTCCGATAGGCTCGCAGCGCACTTTCATAACAGGCCACGCCATAGTCCCAGTCATCCGTACCCTCCGAAGCCTCACGCTCACTCTGGCATGCAAGGGCAATCTCCCTCGCCGCCCAGTCGTCTTCCTCTTCTGCCATATAGACGGCCCGATCATCCCAATACTCATTGGCAAATACCTTTCTGGTATCGCCGCCAAAGGCCTCGATGATCTCCGGCAGGTTTGCATTGATCGCGTCCAGATGGATACCCTGCTCTTCGCAGAAATTCACCGCGTCGTCCAGTGGCTTATCCCGCCGGTTGGTCCAGAGGATGACCTTGGCGCCATTGGCCTGCTCCTGCTTGAGCCTGGAGATGGTCTTGTTGATGGGATCGCCGACCTCGGGGAACTTGTTCGTAACCAGGCAGCCGTCGAAGTCCACCGCGATGATCTTCGGCCGAATTTCCTTGTTTTCCGTAGTCTCGACTGCTTTTACATTCATCTCGTCCATGTTTTTTCTCCTTTTCAAAAATATCAAGATGTTTTATAAGCCACGAAGTTGATTGATGGCTCTCTGTGCCGCCCCGTTTCCGTTATCCCGATCGTAGAGCCATTCTTCAAAACAATCGTCATTGCTCAGATCCACCTTCATGACGCGACCTTTGAGATAATCGAAGTAGGTACCCATTCTCAAAAGCTCTTCAGCCTCCTCCTCAGTCATCGGAACAGGATCGAAATGTAGAAACCCCAACCCTTGCGGCTTAGAAGCGTTATAAAGTGCTGCCAGAACAGCGGACTTTTTTAGACCCCTTGTATCAACCATAGCGATTTTCTCCTTTCAAAATATCAATCCATAATAGTGAGTTCGCTGAGTAGCACTGTCGCCAGCGTGCCGTCGGGCCTCTTGATAATTGCCTTGTTTGCAAAGAACCCGACGCCAAGCTGTAAAATATCAACCTCTTCACGTCGCAATCGCTTGCATTCGGCGCAGGTTTCTGGGGTCATCCAGTCCATGTCAATGCAAGGAGAGCAACTTACTGGTCTTTTATAAATTCCCTTCATGCCGCTCCTCTCCAGAAAATATAAATGCCCCGAACTGCTGTTACACAATTCGAGGCATTTCAAGTTTTCCTTATTCGGTTTAATCAGAGGCTTTGAAGTTGTAGACAGGGCGGATGCGTTCCACAATGATTGCAGTGGGCCCGACTTGAGAGACGATCTCCTCTATGCTCTTGTAGGCCATCGGAGATTCATCAAGAGTGTCGGGAACTACGCAAGTCGTGTAGATGCCCTTCATTTCATTCTGGAACTCCTCCATAGATAGGGTGTTAAGCGCTGCTCGACGGCTCATGAGGCGTCCGGCTCCGTGCGGAGCAGAGCAGTTCCAGTCCTCATTCCCTGTGCCAACGCAGATCAAGCTGCCGTCTCGCATGTTGATAGGGATAAGCAGCTTTTCTCCCTTCTTGGCAGATACGGAGCCCTTCCGGAGAATCATGGCGTCCGTATCAATGTAGTTATGGATGGTGGTGAAAATATCCACCGCAGTAAGGCCCATACCTTCCAGGATGACGTCCACCATAGCTTTCCGATTGAGCACCGCAAACTGCTGCGTCAACTTCATATCGTGGATGTAGTCGTCGAACAGCTTGCCCTCCACATAGGCGAGGTCTTTCGGAATATCCAACTCATGCTCTTTCTTCAGAGCCGTGATAGTTTTCTGGATTTCCTGAAACCGCCCCTCGGCTTTGAGCTTTGCAATGGTCTCCTGAATCTGATGCTTGGCCCCACCCCAAAGTGCCCGGCGTCCCTCATTCTGATAGTAATCGGCCACTTCTGTTCCAAGGTGCCGGCTCCCGGAGTGAACGACTAGGAATAGCCGTCCGTCCCCGGATTGGTCTACCTCAATAAAGTGGTTGCCGCCGCCCAAAGAGCCGATACTGTGAATCGCTCGGTCAAGATTGACTTGGTCGGCGCATCGAAGCTGAGTTAAGTCAATTTCTGAATTGAGGGAATGGGGAATATCACGGATTTCCCGGCCGAAGGGGATCTTCTCCCGGATCAGCGCGTCCAGCTTAGCAAAGTCGATTTCACACTCGGCCAGTTCTACCGTCTCCATGCCGCAACCAATGTCCACGCCTACCATACCGGGAACGATTTTGTCCTGGATAGTCATGGTGGTGCCGATGGTACAGCCCTTTCCGGCGTGCACATCGGGCATAATGCGGATTTTACAGCCCGAAAACTCGGGCCGGTCACATACTGCCTGAATCTGCTCCCGAGCCGCTCCTTCCAGCTCATTGGTGTAGCAGACAGCAATGTTGTATTGCCCTTGAATGGTTATCACGGTTTTTCTCCTTTCCTGCGAGATTTCGTCTATTCCATGATTTCAATAGACTGGATATCAGTTTCATTGAGTCCAGTCCATTCCCCAGGTTTTGGGCAGTTATAGACATTGATACCAGAAACCCCTTCCGGCTCGTTGTCCTCTGGGAAAATGTAATCCTCGACAACGCCGGTCAGAACTTCATTGTCTGTGGTGACGATTCGTACTTGTTTCCCTTCGAGTGAGCGTTCAAGTTTCATCGTCATTCTCCTTTCTAATTGGGTAAATATGAGTGCCCGTTTTTGAATAGATGATCATGGCTCTGTCACTTCTGGTCTCATTGCCATCGACATCCACATAAGTACCAATGTCTTCTTTGGCGGTAATTCGTTCGCGATGCGACCATTTCCCATCCTTGCAGATTGGAGTTCCAGTTCCGGAGTATTCGTCGACCAGCTGCTGTGCAAAGTCAATATCTCCATCAAGATAACTTCTTCCGGGCTCGTGATCACTTTTTGAATGCCGTTTCTGCTTATCTTTATTAACGGTTTGCGAAACCTCTCCGGCAGCAATAGAATCTGTCACTATTGTACCAGACTTCTTGCTTTTATCAAGCGGATAAGGCGGCCCGTTGCGGACACCCCACTTTTGGCCTTTGACGCCATGGTGAGCCAGAACGTTGAATCCAAGTCGGCCACGAAGATCCCAGAGAATATCTTCCACGGTCGACCGGGTTTTGGGATGGAGCTTGATGTAGGCCTGATGATCATCGTACCAGGAGAATATCTCGCTCAGGTCGCCTTTCTCCCAGCTGAAGGCCCACCAGTCGCAAATCATCTCGATGATGTAATTATAAGGCATCTCCAGTAAGACTTCGCCTTCACCAGGGTCATCATTGATCAGAATCCAGTGTTGCCAATGGTGGGGATTGCGGTGAATATGCAGCAGCCAAGCATACTGGAACGCTTGGACAACTGCATAGGAGCGATTCCCGCCGTAGAAGTATGCATCATAGGCCTCGTACTCGTCCGGATTCGACTTAGAAGCATCGTGTTCAAACTCAGTTTGCCAAGCACTATCCGGTTGCCCTTCAAATAGCCAGGGCATGTTGGTGCGCAGCCAATCATAGCCTCTTTTTACATTGGCCTTATGTCGCCGCAAATATAAATCATATTCTTGACTCATATGGGCACCTCAATTCTTGATGCCGAGCTTCATCTTGGCCTGCTTGAGCGTGAGCCCGACAAAACTCTCCGGCTGAAGATTGATGGGCATCTTAGAACGGGAAACGGCTCCTCCATAATCCAGAACTCCTTGCGTTCCGTCATCATAGAGAAGCCGCAGCCGGTCGCCCAAAATATCTTGCCGAACCATCTTAATTCTCTTTTGTGCCATACTGTCCTCCTCAAATCATACTTGCTAGCTCCCAGTTTTGTGCAAATGCCTTGGTAGAGGAGTAGGGGCAAGACTTCACAGCAAAGAGGTTGACTTTCTACTCTACCCACAGGAATTTCCCCTTGATAAAGATGCGGGTATCGTAGATTTCACCAGTTCGCAATCCCATAGAACCGTCTTCCCCGATAAATTTTAGTTTCATCTTGGCCTCCTCAGTCATTCTTATCCTCATAATTGACGGGCTTATGAGAATTCAGATTTATTGGATGCTCCAGGCATTCGTCGCAGGGAGGTTCATTTTCTGGTAATTTTTCATGCTTGCAGGTTTTGCAATACTTGCCGAAATAGACAAGTAAGTCGTTATCTCGGATTGGCATAGTGGTGCCTCTTAAATATCATTGGCACTGCGGTTCTGGCTTTGCTCAGAATTGAACCCATCCGGATACCGCGCCTTGAGCTTATCCACATTCATCTGAAGAATTGTCTCCAGGTCGTAGCCAATGGCATCAGCGCTAATCGCCAGATACCAAGCAATATCACCCAGCTCTTTAGCCAGATGTTTCCGATCAAACTCATGATCCTGGAAAAGCACCTTCTTCATGATGTCGATGGCCTCGCCGGCTTCACCATTGAGTCCCATAAGCCCCTCCAGAACTCTAATGTAGGGGACGGGATCGGCAACAATGCGGGACTCGGTTCTCAGTGCATGGGACTGGTATTCGTTGATGGTCATGGTTGGATTCTCCTTTTCGTTGGCAATTTCGATTTCGTCGGTGTGTTTGCTTTTCAAAGTTTGAGCAGCGAGTTTGGCAATGAGAATCTTTTGGTTGATCGGCTCGACAATCTCGTCCAGAACCTGCTTTTCATACTGTTCTCGCCAAACTTTTTCTCTTTTCCAGAATGGGATCTTATTGACAGTTGCCATCAGATCCAAACAGGTCATGGCGGTGAACATACCCCAACATCCATCACAGGCTCGCTCATTGCACCATGAAGTGAACTCCTTAAAGGTCAAAATATCATTCCTCCTTTTGGTCATCTCTCTCAACGAAGTAGGCATTTGGGCCATGTTCAATCCGTTCGAACCCATTGGGGAATGTCGGAGCATTGATTGCATGGGAAATCAGGGTAGTGTGTCGACACTCAGGATAATGGCATCGGTCGCCACATTGCGTGCGATCGCACAGGTAAATTTTATCTCCAGATTTAATTTTGGGCATAATGGAACCTCCTATGGTTCGATGATCTTGAGAAAATCGCTCTTCGCCTTTTCCTTGATTTCGGCTAACAGATCCTCTGATGCCAGTTCATGAGACCAAACCGGCCTCCCAAGAAGCTTTTCGATGTATTTGTGGACTTCCCAAAAGTCACACATTAAAATTCCAGTATAGGCAGAAAGAACGACTTTTTCATGTAGCGTCATTACAAAAACCCTCCCTTAAAATATAAAGAAAAGAGCCCACATTTCCGTAGGCTCTCCTCTCATAATACGAGTTGCACTTTCTGCGTATGGCGAATGTTACTCCTCCGGGATGTTCAATTCCTGCACGAGAAAAGAACGCTTCATAAACTTCTCGGCATTTTTTACCATGGGCAGCCCCATTTTTGCGCGGAAGTCGTTCGCCGTAATTCGACCTTTCTGATACATATCATACAGCTCGTCCGCATCCGGCCAAGGCTGAACGGTGGCAGACATAGCCCCTTCAGGCGAAATATAAACGGAAACAGAACGATCGTGCTTCTCCATAGCCTCATCAATGATGGTGTGAACCTCGTTCCAAAAGCTGATGTGTTTGCTATCCATAAATATCAAACCTCCTTATGTCCCATATGGCGACCGCAATGAGGACAGAGTTTATAAAGCTGATCGGGTGCATTTCCGCCACGAACAGTGGGATGCTTAAACCCACAGTTGGAGCATTTTGCATCATCGATCCGTTTGTCATGATTGCCGGCCCATCCGCCCCAATATTCCCAATAAGCCTGGGGTTTCTCTTCAATCTTTTTCTCGCCTTCCATGACCAAGGCTCGAATGCGAAGATGATTTCCTTCGGGAAATGCCTGGATAGCAACATCATTGATAGAAACGCTATAATGCCCGGCAATAGCAGCACGCATTTCATCGATGCTGAGAATGTAGCCATGTTTCATCCAAATATCACGCCTTTCGATACAAAATTTTTAGATCGTCCATGATAAGTTTCCGAATATATTGGTCAGTCGCATTTGGGGGTACCAGGATCTCACCACAAACACAACCATCAAGACCGTCAATCTTATACTCATATGGAACGCGCTCATCGACCACGACATATTTGATTTCATCTGTCCGATTTGACTCTGTTGGCCCCAATTTCTCAAAATAGGAAACAAGTCTTCTGAACACAGACCCATCGATGGTGTCTGTTTCATTATGAAATCGATAAATTCCGCTTTTTGTAGCGAAAATTGTATGGCCTGCTTTATCCGTTTTCAAATAGAGTAGATCCTCTTCATGGTCATCCGCAAATACGGCATAGCTTCTGGGTTTTTCCACTAAATATCACCTCTTAAAACATCATCCTTAGGCGTAACATGATTAAGGTGAATAGCACGCATAATGAAAACTTTGCGTAGAACCATAAGAAATCGCCGATCTTATTCATGATCCACCAAGCGACAGGATGGTTTTCGATCCATTTTTGCTGTCTATTCTTGGAGTTCATAAATATCACTCCTCAATTCCACCGAAATGTTTATTCAGACCCTCATTCGTTTCGGTATTATCCTCTTTGGTATATACGATTTTGTTTCCATCGACAGTTCGCGTGTAGCCTTTTCGCTCGAATTCGTCAATCACGGGATTCGCCTTTTTCCAGTTCGCCCATTTGCTGTACTTATAGAACTGGCACTTCTTACAGTGCTCTTCATCCGAATCGCCGCAATCATGGATGTTGCAGAGCTCGCAAACGGTGACGGAATGCTTCTCTTCCATGATTTTCTTGAGCTGTTCAAACATTTCTTTGTAGTTCTGAAGTTCCTCATGCCCCTTCTGAGGAACTGGAGCAGTGATAAGCTCACTGTACGGCAGGCTTTTGATCCAGTTCATGAAATCCACACGCCACTCGTCCTGCTTATGAAATTTGCGAGACCCTTCCCGAGCAATGTTGGCCAGAACTTCATAGCTCATCATAATCGTCCGTTTCTGGTTATAGCTCGTCGGAAGCAGCTGAACCATCTGCCACCAGTATTTTTTCATAAGTGTCTGCCGAGCCTTTTCGTCTTTCATCGGCTTGGACTTAGTTTCGAGATACTTCCGGCGGTAGAAGTTTAATGCGCGAATGGTATCTTCCAAAATCCCCAACGGAGAAGAGTACGTTCCGCAGTCTTCACAATAGGAGATTTTGTCATCGGTTCCGTAGACTTCATCGAAAGACATCAAATGCTCGCAACTGAAATCCTCCCGCGTGAACTCATGTTTATGGATGCAGTGCATGGTGGAGCAACTGTTCGCGACCGTACCTACTTTGTAGGTGTCAAACTCTTTCCACCAATACAACGGGCCGGTGATGTCAACATAGACGACCAGCATCCGCATGAACTTCCGATGGTCCGTACCAGCATTCCGCAGCCGGGTCATGAGATCGAGGTCGTTGGGGCCAACTGCAAAGTCCTTATATGGAGGAGTATAGTTGTTAATCCAGCAGCCATCACAACTGTCTTCGTTCGGAAGCATATATTTTCCGCACTCATCGCACTTCTTAGATAGCGCCTTACGATAGTCACTATCGCTTTTCTCCCAGCTCTCTAAAGGATTCCGCATTCCACGGATTGCAGCCTCCCAACCGACTACCTCGGTGTGCTCGAATTTAAGCATTGCTTTCAACTCTCCTAACTTTCAAATTTTCGTCAGCGACATTATGCTCCGGAATGATACTCATGCTTACTAATCGAGCAGAATCGATGATGGTGATGTGATCCTTCACATGCGTCTTAACCCGGGTATAATATCCGCCAACGAAATACTCATTTTGGGGAAGGGCATTCGTATCAAACAGCGATACTTCACAGTTAAGACCGTCCTCGACTTTAGAAATATCAGCATGCCCGATTATTTCGTCAGGGCTGAAATTATAGGTTACAGGTACTTTCTCAGGAAATGTGACCTCACAATCCGAGGCAAATTTTCTGTTGCATTTGTCCACAACATCGAACTTTAAGACTTGACCTTTAAGTCTGAGACCCATCGTTTTCTCCTCTCATCTCAAAATGATGTGCAATTTCATCCAGTTTCCAGATATCTTCGACTTCGATAGAATATCCTCGCGTCAAATTGCCCAAAATAGTGGCCATGAACGCGATAGCATCACAAGCTTCTTTATCCATCATTTCATCCTTTCCAGATCAATTTTTCTCCGCAATATGGACAAAAATTTACATCTTGTAAAATGCCACTATCATACGGATCGCCCGTAGCAGTTTCGATACTAAAACTGTTGAATTTGCGATCGTAGGTGATGAGATTGGAGTCGTGCCATCCGGCCTCACTGTCTTCAACTATATGGTTACAGAAGTCACACATTATTTTCTCCTCTCATCTTTTCATTCCACCGTCTAATCGCATCCGCTTTCGACTTCAATGATCTTGCCGGATATATAGTTTTGCAGTTTGGATTAACGCAACCACAAATATAAACATCGCCAAAACGCCAGAAACGAGGTGGTTTCCCGCATTTGCAAAGTTCGACCGTATCCATTTGCCCCCCCCCCTTAAACAGGCGCAGACCCCTCTAATCGAATGAACACACCATACTCATTAAAGTTCGGATCACCAAGAGTTGCTCCTGAAAATAAGGCCAACACTTCTTCCATGCTCAAAACAATGGTGCGGTTGCCATAGCAAGATGTGCAGCGCTCCCGATCTTCCTCGGTTTTAATAATCAGCATTGTCTTCTCCTTCTTCTAACTCTCTATAACGACAGACATCTTCTTCTTTGATGATTTTGGCATACGGATAGAAATGGTCTATGGCGTCAAACTTCATTCGAGCAACCTCGCGGCTACCATGAACATCTTCCCATTCGTACCACCTTCCGTCTACCCAAGATCCATCATGTTCTAATTTGCAATCGACATACTGGCAGGGGTGCCATGCGTTCCCATGAGATTCTCTTTTCATCTTCGCATTCCACTTTTCGATTGACTCCGCTTTGGACTTCCGCGACCTCTCTAAAGAGATAGTACAATCCGGATTGATGCATCCACACAAATATCCATCCCGCGAATACCAAATATGTGCCGGGCGTCCGCATTTACAACGAACTGCCGCTATTTGCTCATTCTTCATAGATGATGAGAGCACGATCTACGATGATTGATTCCGAAGGAACTCCATTCGTAAACCTGAGTACCAGCGTCATACTCTGATATTTGATGTCGACGACTTTTTTTTTGTCGGCGATGAAAGCATTGATTGAGCTTTGAAAAGCCGCAGGGTCATCGTTTGATAAAATGCAAACTTTCATGCGTTCCCCTCCTGATGATGTTTCGCCATCTCTGCCAGCAAGGCATTCTCCTCATCGCAGAACTTGATTTTCGCAGGGTCAATCCGCCGGACGCCGTCCGTAAACTCCACAATGCCATAGACTTGCCCAATCTGGCCTCCGGGATGACCGCCCCGCAGAGGACTTGCGTCTATTACATTGGACCAATGCTCCCAGCAGTGGAAATATCCAAGCTCGCCGTTTACCTCACAGAGCCGAGTTTCCCATTTGATTTCGCAGTTTAGTCCCGCCATAGTTTTTCTCCTTTTTCAGCGTCAGCGCAACATATCGTTGACGATTTGTTGCACATTCATTTTGAACGCCCCGCCAAAATATCCGGTAGCAATGTTCCCAGCCAGGGCATTCGCGTACTGCTCAATGACAATTTCTCGAACTTTTTTCTGCATATCGTCAACAAGCTGTTCGGCCTGTTTCTTTGCTTGGTCTTTGAAATCATCACGCTCTAAAATATCAGTAATATGCTGTTGGATTTTTTCTCCGAGAAGTTGCGCGGTCATTTTGTGGATTGTAGTGCAGCGACGACCATCAAACCATTGGTCTTCGTAAAGGTCGCGAATTGCTTGTTCGGCAAGACGGTTTAAGCGATCCTCATCTATCGATGCCACCGCAAGTCGGGCAATCTCTTCGCCGACATACTTTGAAATATCAACCTGAATCCCATTGATGTTTTCAGTCATCAGTATCCTCCTTCCCACTTGACCCTCTGCTCGAACTGCCGCCCTTATTTCCATACAGCGTGGCGGCGATAAACGCTTGTGTCAGCCGCATGGCCTCCTCTTGGGTTGCTTTAGCGGACAAAGTGCTCCGATAGAAGAGCAGGGCTGTTTCCGCGATCATTCCGATACCATTGATGAACTCCTGGAGCTGCTGCTTGTCCATTTGCATTACCTCCCGTTAGTGTATAAAGAAAAGACCACCCCCTGCAACGAGGATGGTCTAATCGTATTTCTGTTCAATTTGAGTAGGCCTGCTCAAACTCCTCCAAAATATCAAGAAACTCCTGGGGGAGATACTCTGCGGCTTTTTGCCACATATCGTCAGGCACACCGTAATAGGCTCCGGCTATCCCTCCGGCAATGGCCGCAATCGTGTCACTGTCGCCCCCAAGGGAAACCGCAATCCGGATAGCGTCCTCAAAGTCTTCAGACTCCAGAAACGCCTCGATTGCCTGAGGGACAGAGCCCTGGCAGCTTGCATCAAAGCGATAAGTCGGGCGGATTTCATCGATGGTGAAACCCAAAGTATAGTACCAGGTCTGCATCAACTCCCGAAGAATCTGTTTCGGCAGTGAACTTCGAGCACCAAAAGTGACCAGAGCAGTCGCTTCAGCGCCTTTCATTCCTTCTGGATGGTCATGGCTCACTTTGGTTACTGCGTCAGCCAGATCGATGCATTCCTGCGCCGACTTTGCCACATAAGCCACAGGACTGACCCGCATGGCCGAACCGTTCCCATAGCTCCAATAGGGCTCTGGGGCTCTTTTGTGCAACCACAGGTAAAATATCTGTCCGTACCCGGCGTTAGGATACTTTTGCCCGATCTCCTGCATACACCGGATGGCATGGTTGCTGAGATCGGTATAGTCGCCTTTGCATTCCAGCAAAGCCTTAGCAATAGCCACTGTCATAGCAGTATCATCCGTAAACCGGCATTGGTCCGTGAACAGTTCAAAATCCTTTGACTTGTGGTTATGCCGTTCGAACCGGGAGCCAATGATGTCGCCGATAATTGCTCCGAGCATGTACTTTCACCTCTTGTCCAGTAGAATATAATAAGGTATGTCACTTGTCAATTTCCAGAATGTGTGCCGCGATCATGTCGGCCGTATGCGTCCAGAGCACGTTCGGACACTCATGAATAGCCCGGGTATAGTCATTCCACTCCTTTTGATCCACAAAGGCGCCCATGTGATAGCGGATACACAGGATTTCCTCCATTGTTAGCTGCAAATATTGGGAGAGCAGCATGACGGATTTGTCGCCGTGTCCCTTGAGCAGCGTGTCAGGCTCATACTTCCAGCGGCTTTCATCGACAGTATGAAATTCCATACCCGCCGAGTAGAGCGTGTCTCCAAAAGGATGCCGATACTGGTCCTGCTTACAAATATCATGGAACATGCCGATAATGTATGGGGATTCAGAACGCTGCCACTCTAAGTCATTATCATGGGTGAGAGTGACCAATGCGGAAGTCACATTGCAGCTATGGTCAAACAAACCGCCCTCGTAGGAGCCATGGTACTTCGTGCTCGCCGGTGCGGTAAAGAATCCGCCCTCTGTCAGCTTCTCAGCGATGTCCTGCGGAAATAAATGCAGAGCAGATGCCATGCAATCATGAAAAACGCGAATGCGGTCTTCAACGCTGCCAAAACCTGCTTTATGGTTAGATTTTTCATTCATCGTCATTCTCCTTTATCAATCGTAGCTTTCTTGTTTCCCAAGTTCTCGAAGCTGAACAAAAGTCGGAAACTGGAGGCTACGAAGACCTGTTCGGCGATCATAGCTTTCATCCTTATACTTTACCTCGATAACACGACCAATTAAGTTCAGGCCGTCATCCCAAAACTTTTTTCGCTGATCATCTGTCATCCCCGAACCAACCCGTAAGTAGTTGTTCTTATAGCGGACAACAAATGCACCCAAAGTTCCGGACAGACGACCGGCCCCTTCTTCAAGATCTACAATTTCGAGGTCTACGGTATAGAACTGTTTCACTTTGAGGATACCATTATGACGCCGTGTGAAATATTTGCAGTTCCGATTCAGCATCAGTCCTTCTTTGCCTTCGACAATCATGCGGTTCAAGCATTTAGAGATCATGGACATGTCATTCCCGGTATATAACACATCCACAATACGAAGATTTGACAAGTTGCGTCGCTTTATCCTTTGCCCCAGATCTTTTAGCTGCTCTAAGCGATCTCGATACCGCAACTTACTCTCGCCACGAAGAAACTCAGCCTTTGGCAAAATATCAAAGATTACCAGTTGGATTTGCCGTTTGTCGCCATCCTCTTGGCTGAGTATTCCGGTCGTTAGCCGAAAGTTTTCATTGTCGGAGACATGCTCCGCATTTTTACGAATCAGCTCCCCGTCAATAACCCACTCGTCTGAATTAGGGATAAGCTGTTGAATATCTCCCAAAATGTGTTCTAAACCGATGAACTCTTTTCCTTGTCTGCTGATAAGCTTTCCCTCGAAGTAAGTTCCACGAACCCCATTTAGTTTCTGGCTTAAACTGAACCACTCATTTTCATTCATCTTCAATTTTCCGATTTGATAGGCTTGCTGCACTTCCCACTGGGGGATGAACTCATATCCGAATGCGTCATTGACAGTTTTGGCGTCACATCCGATACGAATGGTTTTTGCGATGATCCCGATATAGAACATCCGCAATTCGGGGTTCACATCATCCAGATAGGCTTGGGTATTTGCCAAAACATCATCGGAGCCCGTGTGATTTTTCCGAACATACGTCATCAACTCATGAAACGAATGGAAGTGAACTGATTTTTCGACGGACACAACTTTTCGGATTTTCTTCTCAGAAATGCCTGTAACAAAGAAGGGGTTCAACAGATAGTCTAAGAATTTTTTGACGTTTCCATCATCGCGCTTTTCAGCCAGGAGTTGCTTTTTAACCTTGATGGAAGGCGTATTGGCCAGTAGATCAAAGAACTTCTTTACTTCGAGGTCGAGCTGTTGTTTCAAAATGTTTTCCTCCTTTCTTCAAAATATAAAAGGAGACGTTCGGTGTCTCCCTCCATAATACAACCTGAAAATTACGCGGCCATCGGCATCGGCTTTGTGGCCCAGCCTACGAACTTGCCTTCATTGAAGTTCTTCTTCTTGGAAAGAGCCTTGCTGATGGCAAGGTCGATTCCGGAGAAACTCTTCAAGTGATAGTAGTTTAAGTCTCGATATGGCGTGGTCAGCCGGTCAATCCGTCCAGCCGCTTGCGTCGCTACCTTGTAAGAATATTGCTGTGAGTAAAATATAATGGTGTCCGTAGTGATACAGTTCCACCCCTCACATCCGGCGGTGTATTGGACGAGGTACACCCACTTGTCTCCGGTGGGAATCTCCTGATGCTTGTGTCCATTCCACTCCGCGATCTCTGTCCCCTCCGGATACCCGAGAGAACGCAAAATATCCAGTTCGTAGTCATAACTGTAAAAGATGATGGCTTTGGGGTGATCCTCCAACAGTTCCAATACCGCAACTGCTCTGGACTCGTCCGAATTGGTTACTCTCCGAAGTGCCATGCACAATTCCGCCGCCGTTTCAATCGGCCGATCCTCCCACGGGTTCCACCGGTTCCGCATGATGTCTTTGTACTTGGAAATATCATATGAGACCCTGACATCTTCATGGTGGGAAACCGTTTGGCGCTTGAAGTCCATGGTCACCAAGATCTTATCCCGGAGCCGAATCAGCCGGCCGGTATTGCGGTAGCTGTCGATCTTCGGATACTTGGCCCGCCAGTCATAGATCACATGCTGATCCACAAAGTCGGTCTTATTGCGATAGAACCCATTGGCAATGAAGACTGGAATATAATCCTGCCAGGTGTCGCCAGGCGTGGCTGACAGCAGTATCCAGTCATTGGACTTGACGATTTTGAGGAATGCCTTGGTCCAGGCTCCATAGCCAACCACCCGCTGCTCGTCAAATATAAAGAAGGCGTTCTTGATGTCCACATACTTGGTGATGTTGTTCCAGGAGTCAATGACCACTTTATTCTTGTAGTAATTAGCCTCTGGAGTGGGGGAGAGCAGGAATGGAGCCAGGTCCCCCTGCCATTCACAGGTATCCCGCTTGCGCGCTGTGGTGATGATATAGAGGTTTCTGGGGTTTTTCATCGGAATGTAATCGTCCGTACCCAGCTGACCACCCTCTTGCAGATAATAGTAGGCGAGGCCGGTCCTGGATTTTCCAGAGCCGACCCCGCCGCAGAGGATGCACCCATTTTTCATCCGGTCCAGGGCTTCGCGCTGATAGTCATAAAGCTGGATCGCCACAGGGCATCACTTGTCCTCTTTCTCCAGGTACTCGTCCGTCCATCTCTTAATGACGTTGAAGTAGTTACCCTTATTACCAAGGGCCTTCTTCGCAATCGCCATAGCAAGTCCCTTCTCGGGGTCAAACTCGTCATAATTGTCATATACGCAGTCCTCGCACGAAACCATTTTCCTATTCGTGTTCATCATTTATCCTCCTTGAACAGTTCTGTAAATCTATGAATCATTCTTCTTGTGTGCCACACATCAGAGAAGTACATAGGCGTAAACCAGTAGTTCTCCATGCTATCGCCATAAGTCATCGGCTCAGTGAGGGCATTGCCAACTTTGACGTAGCCGGCCACTCCGAGCAGAGAAATTTGGATGTAGCACATCAACGCTACCAACTCCTCAATATCCTGTCCAATGACCAGAATGTGGTTCTGAAAGTTCAGCCCCGCATCCTCCAATTTGCGGCGGGCGGAATTGATTGCCGCGATCAGGTTTGCACCCGCGCCGCAGCAACAGTCATTGATGGACACATATCCCAGATCCTCAACTTGCTGGACAAGGTCGCCCATTGTGACGTCCGCCATCAGCTGGCACACATGGTATGGTGTAAATATCTGCTTCAGCTCCTCGTAGTCGAGGCGCAGATCCATGAACATCTCGCCGAGGAAGTCCTGCTCCGGGTTCTCGTCCAAAGCCATGACCACATCGGCATAGAGTTCAGGGAATATATGCTGCTGAGATTTTTCGTATTTGTTGATAGTATCCAGATACCGTTTCTCCCGTTCCTCATAATGGGATTTGTCCACGGTGTTGGACATTGCGCAGGCCGACATGACGATGAAATCTCTCCAAATATCAATCGGACGACGCTGAGGGGAAAGCAGCTGCCGGAATTTGGAGCGAAACTCATCATAATGCTCGCTCTTTCGCGTTGATGGCCTGACTGGAATATACTCCTTCTTGATGGGGCGAGCCGACTCCAGCATTTGCACAATCGGTGTTGTCGCTTGCTCCACTGGGGCCGTCGGAACAGCCATCGGCGGTTTCCAAGGCTCCTCCATGGGTTTTGTCCACGTCTGTACCCTCGGTTTCGGCTGAGAAGGCTTGGAATGTTTCTTGGATTTTCCCTTCCGGGTATTTTTCCAGAATGGTTTCATCCCGCACCCTCCGTTTCCCGGACTTGCTCAAAGCCGGAAAAGATTGCTGCCCCGATTTGCCGGCTATCCCCAAAGCAGTTGTGAGCAAGAGAGTAAGGAACCTGCTTTCTCAGATTCGGTGATTTGAAAAAGGGGTTCGCTGCTCCGATGCAAATAACCTCGACTTTCTCGTCTGATAGTTCGATCGGAGTCCGTAACTCCTTTGGCATTTCAATTTTTCTGATAATTCCGCCACATGCCATACAGCGGTACATAGGTAAATACTTAGCCACGATTTTCTCCTTTCGTGCGTAAAACGCTTACGGATATACTCCGTCTTCGGTTCGGAAGAGGCCAATGACCTCCTTGTCGATAAACTCTGCCGCGATGCCGAACACATTCCGCATCTTTGCATCAAAAGAGGTGCATGCATAGCCATAGAGCTTTAGCGCAAACCGATAGGCGACGTCCTCAACGGGATTGTCTGGATCTTCCACAATGGCTTTCGCCAACTCCGAAATCGCCCATCTCTGGATACATCGTTTCTCAAATTCCGTCTCTTTGTCTTGAGCATGCCGGCGCACCATCAAACCTTCTTTGATGTTGTTGCGTAAATTGTGTGGCTCGGTATAATCCAAAAATGCGTACAGTCCATCGACAAACGCTTGACGTTCGTACATAGTGATACCTCTGTTTCGGGGGGGGTAAGGGAGCGCCGGCTATCTCCTTATTCACCGACGCTCCCATGGATATTTACTCCTCCGGATACTCTTCGCCAGCGTACTTCTCGGCGAACTCGTCCTCTTCGATGGTGACGTACATAGAACGCAGATAGGCCTTAACGCCCCGCTTTTCGTTCTTGGTGCCTTCCTGGATGACCCAGTTGTAGGGGCGGATGGTCAGATCCACATTCCGGATCTCCGCAAAATCGAGGACGTCGATGGACTCCTCGTCCAACTTGGTCTTCTTCTTTCTCCGCTCGGGAATCATGTAGACCGTGGGCGGGATGTTCTCAAAGCTGACCGCCACCTGAAGATAGTACCGGGGCTCCTCACCCTCCTCGCGGGGAGGACGCTCCCGAATGTTCCAGCCGTCATCCGCCAGTTTCTGGGCGTCCTGAGGATCGTCGATGTAGACGCAGAAGTTGCGCTGACCGGCGCGATTGTACTTGCTTTCCCGTCCGGAAAAGTTCCGGAACAGCAGGCGGGCATTCTCGATCACGAGGTTGTCATTCACTCTGGGATTAGCCATAATCAAAATCTCCTTTTCAATTCTTTGATTTCTTCTTCGAGTTTCTCAATGCGCTTGATAAGACGGCCCTCATAGGCCATAGCCAAGAAAGCCATCAAAACTGCCAATACGACATTGACCACACACCAAAACAGGCGGTCTGTGGCGGCCGAGATGAAGGCAGACAAAACATTGAACCAAAATATAATCAGAAGAATGGTCATGCCTGTCACCTCACGTCAAAGGGCGTCGTGTCATTCTCATAGGGTTCTCCAGCGCTGAACCAGGGAGGGGTATCGTCCTCAACTTTCACATAGGGATCGTCGGAAACAAACCACTCAAAATCGCCATACTTGGAAATATCCGCAACCGCGGCGTCCACCATGGCGTCGTAGTAGCCCCGGTCAATGCCGTCCTCCTTTTGGAGTTGCTTGACCATTTCGGACTCCAGCCAGCGATAGCCCTTGGCGCCGCCGGCAGAGGCGTAACCCTTCTCTCCGGTCTTCTTGTCCACGACCTCCCGCAGCAGCAGACCACCGTTGCAGCCGGGTTTCATGGGACAAAAAGAGCCGACCTTTCCCACGAAAATATAATTGTGGCCCTGTTCGATCTTGGCTTTCAGATTCGCAACCACCTCTTCATAGTCGAGAGGATACTGCCCATGCTCGTCCGGCCACTTCTTCCGCAGAGTCTCCAGCTCCTTCTCATATCCCGAAACGTCCGGCAAGGTTTCATTCGTATCCAAATATAATGCGCTGGTGACCGACTTGGTCTCACACATGTCATCGAACACGATCTCCTCCTTGGAGAACAGTTTCTTGAACACATAGGGAATCTGGAACTGAGTGCCTGTGGCCGTCCACTCTCCGGGGTGCTTTCGGATGTCTCCCGGAATATAACCGCAAGCGTTCTGACACTTCTCCGCCGTGGCATACTTGGCGATGTAGACGGCATTGTTCACCAGACACATGCGGTCATAGGTAGCCTCATGCTCAAAGACATAGCCGTACTTTTTGCCGTAATCCATAACGAACTGAATGATCTCCGGTGTCGCATCTGGGATCTTGATGGAGTCCGTCTTGATGTGGGCAACAGTAAAGCCCCGTTTCTGGACCTCATGCTTGAGGTTGACCATGAACAGGGCTCCGCGCTTGGCGACGATATTATCTTTGTTGCGGGTATCCCGGAAGGGGTTCTCGAAGTTGGCTGAGGTCAGACCATAGACCGAGTTGATGGCGATCTTCAGTGCCTGAGCCAGAGCGTCCGCCGAACCCTCGTCTGTCAGATACTTGGCCAAAGCGCCATTCAGCATCTTCTTGGCCTTGTCGAAGTTCTTGTGCTTGATCTCCACCCGGGCGTCCTTGATCTCCTGGAACCGTTTGGTGTACTCCGGGCCAAACAGCTGTTCCGCGATGATGCTGCTGGGGTGCATGGAGGCAATGTCCAACAGGGCAATGTCGCCATACATACCAGGCTCTGCATAGACATAACCGCCCTCGCCGACCTCCTCGCCGCGATAAATGGACTTTCCTCCCTCAAACTTGTAGCCGGGGAAGATGGGGCGCCCCCTCTTATCGAAGACCGTGAACTCGTCAAATTCCGGCTTGCCCATGGTGAACGGTAAATCCCTATCGGGATCGTCGATTTGGGTCACGTCGCCCATGTTCCGGTAGTTGAACTGGTCCTGAGGGTGCTTGTTGCCGCCAAATATAATTTTGGTGGTCAGGGAGTTGGTGGTGTCGTTCACCGTCATGCCCGCCACATCCGCCAGGATCTCCCGAGCCACAAAGTCGGCTTTTCGGGCGTTGAATACCGCCTCTGTGGCGATCACGTCGTTATCACAATACTCCGCGACCTTTTGCCACATATTCTCCGGAACCGGTTGGTCCCAGGGAAGTCCTAACTCCTGATGGTGGATACCCAGTTCAATTTCCCATTTCTTCAGGCTCTGCTTGACCGAGCAGAAGTCATACACGTCCGTATAAGAGACGTTGTACGCCTCCCCAAAGAAACAGTTGTTGCTCCGGGCCTTCTTCTCACTGCTGATGATCTTCTGGGAGAGATTGTAGAGCTGTTCATTGGTGTAGCCCATCAGTCGGGCGTACAGGATATGATTGTCGTACCTCCGGCAGTTGAACCCTACCAGACGGAACTTCATCAACTCCTCAATTTCCGTGGGCTTGGGATTGATCATCCGCACCACAGTCTGACCAGGGCCTTCGATTTTCCAGTTCACCAGGAACAGGTTTGGGAAGACCTCCACGTCGTAAAACACTAACTTGGCCTCGTCATTTTTCACCGCGGGGCCGTCTTCGGCGGATTTGAACGGCATCTTGTTCACCAGTTTGATGCAGTATTCCGCCTGGTTGGTGCTGTTGGCCGCGAAGGCCAGGACGGCGTTGCGCATGTCGGTCACGTCATAGGTCAGACCGCTCTCATATGCATCCGTCAAAATCTTGTAGATAAAGTCGATTGAGGGCTTAGTCGCCGGATGGATCTCCTTATTCAAATTTCGCTTGATCTGAACTCTAAGCCCTTTCTCGCTTTGAATGACTTTGGAATTTACCACGTTGTTTTCTCCTTTCAACGGTAACCCAGAGCTTATCGTAGCGATAGGCAGGTCGTTGCATTTTGACAGTTTGCGGCGCAGCGAACTGTTTCCGGTGAACACCTTGACCTCGATGTGATCATCATAGATCCGGCTCAGCCGGGTAGGGTCTCCGGAATAAATATAATGCAGGTGGATGCCGCAGCCGCTCTTACTCACCTCCGCATAGGTCGCCGGCCACTTGCTCGCCTCCTCCAAATTCCGTTCAAAGGATTTTCCGCCCTTTTCATCCGGAATATCAAAGTCGATGACGATATGGTTCTCCGGCAGTTTGACATAGTGAAGTTTTGTGGTGTCGAGGGAGGACAGCTTGGTGGTGACCTTTTCCCACTTTCGCCGAGGCGTGCCCTCATCGTTGGCATACTGGGCCAGACAGTCGGCACAATCCCGGTCAAAGGCAGAGGTCTGTCCCTCCACAAAGTTGATGGTGGGATGGGGCGGTTTCTCGGTCGTCGGCTTTTCCTCCGGAGCCTGCTCCTCAAACTTCTCCGTCCGAAACCCGCTGTAATAGTTCCGCACACGGGAACCATCTCCCAGGCTGAACCGCTCCTCGTAGCTCCGGAAGTAGTTCTTCAGCTCCTCCTTAAATATCATGCGGGAAACCGGGTAGGGCACCTTGGCGTCATCGCAGTAGGTCTTATACATCTCCCAGGCCGACTTCAGCGACACCCCATCCTCCTTCTTGAACACATGATAGGAATCCACCACGAAGTTGTAGAAATCATTGGAGGCCCCCATCATGGAGATAGGAATATAATCGTCGTAGTAGTCCGGGTCCTCCAGATACACCTCCTGGCAGTGATAGGCAATGCCGCCCAGTTCAAAGGGGATCTGCTTGGTCAGCGTCCGGTACTCCGCCGGGGGCACCTTGTCTCCCGTGGGGGTCACATCGATCAACCGCCGGATGATGCCCGACTTGGCGTCCGTGATCTTCACAGGCTTGTTGGTGCCCATGATCAGAAATGCCTTGAACCGGTTGGAATAGGCTGAACGAAACTTTTCGTTGACCGTCATCATCTCATGGGAGACCAGGCTGTTGATCCGGGTGTTGTCCTCAATACGGGAAAGGTCACCATCATGCTGGATCGCCACCAGCGGATTGGACCGGAATGCCTCCAAAGCGAAAGCGTTGCTGGAGGAACCCAAATCCTTGGCATTGAAACTGGTGTAGTAGCCCTCGAAAAGCTGCTGGATCACATTGATGATCGTGCTCTTTCCCGTTCCCACCGCACCGTAGAACACCAGGAATTTTTGAATCCGCTTGGACTCCCCGGAAACGATGGCCCCGATGCTCCACTCGATTTTGTGGCGCTCCTCGGGAGAATATAATGTGGACACCAGCTTGTCCCACGCCGGAGTATCCCCAGGTTCCAGAGGATAGGGCAGGGACTTGCTGGCATAATCGCGCTTTCCCGCTTTTGTGTTGGAAAATATCAGTTTTTCGTCAAGCATGTGGAACTGGTCTTTCATCTGTTTCTGGCAATACTTGTGCCAGGTATCGATCATACCAGTCTCCGCGTCCCACATATGCAGGACGCGAACAGTACCGTCAAAGCGCTTGCGGTTCTCTTCTGCGTATTGGTCCAGTTCACGGTCGATCAAGTCGACCGCGTCCTGTTCATCAGTCGACCATATTCCCCGTTCGTCAATCCATATTGCATAGAAGTCGCCGCCTCTGATCATGAGGTCGTTACTTTTCTTGATGATAAACTTGGGATAGATCTCGATGACACCGCGTTTTCCGCTGCGCGTAGAAATCATCAAGAAGTCCAGCATTGGGCCGATTACTCTCCTTCACCATACTCCAGCTTTTTCACCCTGACGGAAAGCTGATAGACCTCTTCCTCCTGTTTCCGCCGCTCCATCTCCGCCCATATCGCATAGCCAAAGGCGGCGATGGCGAGCACGGCGATGCTGCGGTTCCTCCGTGTCAGCTTGGTCAGCCGCTTCTCCAGGACACGGCAGTTGTGATTCAGCAGCTCCGTCAAGTCACCCAGGGTGCTCACCGGAACAAATCGCCCTTTCTTGCCCATCTCAAATGCTCCCTTCTTTAATGATTTCGCTGAGGTAGTAGTTCATCTGATACCAAATCTCCGTGCGCCGCATGTCACGGCCGTTGTTGACGGTGAAGAGACCGCCCTCGCCATTGCGTTCGTACCCTCTGTCCAGGAACCGTTCCAGGGTTTCGTCGACAAAATATCTGTCGAATTTCCGGTCCTCCATACCGCCGAGCCCCAGGCTCACCAGCATGCTCCAGAACCACTGTCCGGTCCGGTCGCCCACATCGGGATCATCCATAATGTGCTCCTCACACCGAATGGAGAGGGCGATCATCATCTCCAAAATACTGCACGGCCGGTCGTCCAGATAGGACGCAACCATGGCATCAGAATATAAGTGCTCGCGACCGAACCGATATCTAAGGTCGATGCCGTCTTCGGCCCGGTTGCCGTCCATCGGAATCGTATAGGTAAATTCCGTATCGTACAGCCGGCTAAACAGCTTACGATAGGACTTGTTAGAATATCGGTCATCGACCACGAGCTGATACATCCAGTCAAAATACTGGTCAATCAGTTCATCCCGGGTCAAATGTCAGACCTCCCTTTCAAATCTTCGGAGGAAGGGTGCTGCGGAACTCCGCATAGCTGCGAAGATCTCTGAGGATCTCATAGTCGCACCGCTTGGGGTCACTTCGGACAAAGACAGAGTCCTCTTCATACTCTCCGAAGTGGTTCAATGCGTCACCGACGATCTCCTCCGGCTCGTCGATGATGACGCCATTCTCGTCGGACAGGATGCCGTCGTCAAAATAGGTCAGGCTGATCTGGGTGTATCCATCCATCTCTCCAAACTCTTCCGGGGAGATGACATAAGGCGCCTCCACCTCATGCTCAGGCGGTTGGGGCACCGAAGTCCTGGAATACTGCGTCCGATTGACCATCTTGGCATAGTCATTCAGATCGCCTTTTTCCTGATGCTTACCCGACGCTACAATAGTCTGGGGCGTCTCTGTTTCAGCGGTATCATCCGCAACCTCATGGAGGCGCTTGTACTTCTTGAGGTCGGCGATCTCGTTCATCAGGTTCTGCTCCCGCTTGTGGAACGCTTCCTTGATGGAGAAAATATCATTTTCCACCGCGTCGTCATACCGCTTTTGGAGCGCGGTGAAGGCTGCAACTCCACCAACAGCGACCCCGGCGAGAAACGCCAGGGCAGTTCCAAGTTTACTCATTGTAGTCATCCTCCTCGTCCCGCACGCTCATCACCGTAATGGCAAGGCCCCCGAACAGCAGTGCTGCGCTGATCAGGAGCCCTCCGGTAATGTGGCGTTTCCTTCTTGTGTTGACCGCGTAGTCCAGCATGGACACCAGATTTGCAAATCTCTCCATGCTCACTGCCTCCCGGACGAAAGAATGGTGACGCCGCCAACCAGGCAGAGTCCTGACACGGTCGCCAGGGCGTAGGACAGCAAGGTTTTGAGACAGTTCTTCATAATGTGCGCCTCCTTTAATCATAACTGGAAAAATAATGCGCCCCGACCTGGAACTTCGGGACGCCATAGGAATGGTAGTGGCCGGTGCGGAAGAAGACCACGTCGTAATCTGTACGGTTCTCCAACTCTTCCCGAACCAGCTGCACCAGCTCGTCCTTCACATAACAGCGGGTGATGCGATCGCCATACATGCCGGCAAACTGGTTCTTTTGATAAATCACATCGTAAATCGTGTCGGGGAAATGGGGATCATCCACCCGGTTCAAAATAACATCAATGACCAGGCGCTGACCATACTCACACTCTCCCTCAGCCTCCGCCATGACACAGAGGGCAATCAGTTCGATCTCCTCCTGCGTCACCGAAGGCGCCGGCGGTTCCTCAGGTTCCTGCTCCACGACGACTTCCTTTTCCACCATCGGCTCCGCAGCGACGGCCTTCTTGACAGAAATAGATTCCAAAATATCAGTCTCCTGGATAGGCTTGACGCTGTTGACGGCCACGGCCTCGTATGTACCCTGCGGTTCCGCGGCGGAGACCGGCTCCTCACTGGAGAAGGCCATGCCGGTCAGCGCCATCGCCGCGACCAATATTGCAAATATCAGTTTCTTCATGGCTCAGCCCTCACAGGGTCTGGTGGGTAGCCAGGGCGTCGGTGATGTCGCCCACCACATTGAAGTCCAGAATAAAGGAGCGCTCATACCCGTTCACAAAGTCCACGGCCTTTTCGCGGCACACCTCGTAGATACCAAAGTCCACAAAGTTATCCCCCATGGGCTCCTTGGGGTCATAGATCCAGCCGACAACGGCGCCGGCCTTGGTCAGCGGGAATCCCAGCATCTCATAGACTTCGTTGAGGAACAAGTGGCCGCGGGACTTGAGCCGGTCGTTGGCCTGAGCCTGCCGGGCCAGCAGATAGAATTTGTTCTGCTCAGCATCCTTCATGTAGGCAGAGTGCCCCTCGTCGAAGATGCGGGCATAGGGGCTGTATTTGGACGGGTCCCAACCTTCGTCCGCTACATCCACGGTCTCCTTGACCTTCTTCTCCTTGCCATTCTCATCTACCACAGTGGTCTCGATTTCCTTGGCCTTGATGTTGTACCGGAGTTCCTTCTCCACCTGCTCGCCAAAGCGCTCCAGCACCCGGCCGCGATAATCCTTGAAGGACTGGTCCAGCGTCGCATAGGCCGCAGCCAGCGCCATGTTACGCTTTCTCAGGATCTTGTGGCTGGTGAGGATGCAGGTGATAGAGGCCGCGCCCAACAGAATGGCAGGGGCATACAGCTTTACATACTGGAACCCGGTGTGGGAGTAGACCTGGATACGGTCGTTGCGGGCGTCCTCCTGGGTATAGGTCTCGCCCGCCTGAGTCACGCCGGACTCTTCGGCATTCTGAATGCGGTCGATGTCCTCGCTGGTCTTTTCGGCGACCTTCAGGGCCTTGGGGGTGGCCGTACAGGCCATAACGGCGCTCACCACCACGCCGACCACGCCGGCGACGACCAGAATCTCCGGGCTCTTCTTCTGGAGCTGGAAACCGATCCGGTTGAAAGTCAGGTTCACAGACTTGACAAGTTCGTTCTTCTTCATGATCAAATGTCCTCCTTAGAGAATGATTTCGCAATGGATTTATAGATTTTTCCGACATTCTGGAGGTTTCCATTGAACTCCTCCAAAATATCATCGAGCTTATCGTCAAACTTCTCGGCGATTTGCTCTTTGGCCTTCTGCACAACCTCTTTCTTGAGGCGGCCTTCGTCAATTTTGGCCACGTTCTTTGCGATTTGGTCGGTTACCCCGTCCGAAATCGCGTCATAGTGCTCTTTCACGACGGCGCCGACCCGGGATTCGATCTCCCGCTTGACGTCGTCCATCACCTCGTCCGTAGCCCGCTTTACCGCGGAATAGGACTCCCGGTCTACCGCGCGCTGCACCGCCTGATCGATGACCTTAGCCGGAATATCCACCTCGGTATCATTCGCCAGCCGGTCAATGCTGGTGTCCAGCTTTTCGCAGACTGTCTTCATCTTTGAGTGGACGCCAATGGCGTAGCCAACACCCAGCAATCCCAGGATACAGATGCCGACGCCAACAAAGGAATCCGCATTGAGTTTCATGGCAATCCTCCTTATTAAGCCGATGTTGCGTTCAGTGCCGTATTGGATGCAGTGGCGGCAACCTCTACGGGCATTTCCGTGACAAGCTCTCCGCCACAGGCCGCATAACCCGCCAAGTCCACAAAGGAGTCTTCCGTTCCGCCGCCAGACTTGATGCGGGCGACCTTCAGCAGCGCCATCATCATAGCTACGTCACTGGCCGAGAACTTGACGCCTTTGTAGACCGACCAGAAGTCGGCGATAGTCTGAAAGTTGTTTTCCGGAGAGCCGTAGTCCTGCTCCCGCTGACCGCAGACACACTTCTCCGCAGTGTGCAAAATATCCGCTCGTTTCATTCCTCTTCCATCTCCCTCATATACTCGTGGTACTCGGTATCTGTGGCGAACAGCATCCATTTGCCGTTGACCATGCCCTTGTACCCACAGGAAACCGTGTATCCGTACATGGTTCACGCCTCCTTAATTGATTTGAACCGCCCTCGGGAGCCGGATCACATAGCCTTCCGACGTCCGTACCACCTTAGCCGCCTGAATATCCGTCCAGCCATAGCGGTTCGCTGTATAATTCCGGCAGGTGACGCCGGCCAGGTCGTAGAGATCTGCCACCGAGGCCACATCATACTTGGCGATGGCCGACTCCAGCTGATCCAGAACCAGGTCGGCATCTCCCCGGGTTTCAAATATAATATCGTCATAGTCGTAGGCGACCGCCGCCCGGGGCCGTCCGTATTCTCGCCGGTCATCCCGTCTGTCGTCGTAATACTTCTGATAGGCGATACGGGAACCGCCGCTCTTTCGACCGCCAATGCGGCCCGTGTCCCCGAACAGGACAATGCTGATCACATCGGCGATGGCCGCTTTGACGCCGGGAACAATCACGTCGCCCAGAATGGAACTCTTGACATTCTCCGCGTCATCCGGCACAAAGATATTGAGAAACCGTCGGGCCTCGCTTTTCTTTTTGGTTCTCGCCGCCCCAGTGACCACCTTATCCAATTTCTTCTCTGTCTTAGCGGCAGCATCTGATTTTTCCCTTGCACTGTGGGAATTATTGGGGTATTCTCCCATTGTCTATCCTCCTTGTTAAGTCACGGGCATGGCTCTCGGGAACTCGATGGTATATCCATCCCGTTTACGAACAACTTTTACGCCATTGAGCGTCGTCCACCCGAATTTGCAGTCCTCATAAAGGGCCCGCACCCCGGCCAGATCATAGAAATCAGCCAGTGTCACGCAACCATATTTCGAGATGCAGTAGTTCAAGGTATCAAGAATCTTTTCAACGTCTCCTCTGGTCTCGAACAGAACCTCCTGACACTCGCGCTGATTCTGCCGTATGGAAATATCCTTGTTGTGCAGAGTGTCAACAATCGCCTTCTGGGTCACCATACTTCCCAGAACAACACCGCCCACCACCAGCAAGCCGTTTTTCAGAAAACCATTCATGCTTTTCTCCTTTCCAAAAAGCAAAAAAGGGAAAGCACCTTGTTACAGGTACTCTCCCTTCGGCGAACCTCTTGCTCGATTACTTCTCAGAATCTTCCTCGTCGGAATCCTCCGCAGTGACTTCGGTGTACTCCGCGTCCACCACTTCGGTCTTGGCCTTTTCCGCGGCCTTCCGCTCGGCCAGCTTGGTGCCGACGAATCCCCAGAGTTTCTTCACCCCGCCGATCATGGCGTAGGCCAGGAAACCTCCGACGACTCCAGCCACCAGCGCACCGGCGTTTCCGCTCTCCACAGCCTCGTCGACCTCAGTGACTTCGTCGAGTTCCTCGTTCTCCATCACTCTTGCGTTCATGTCTTCCATCGTAAAGTCCTCCTTGTAAATATAATTTTCCATAGATGGTTCTCCATAATAGGAGATGCAATTTTTGCGGATTAGCCCCAGCCGATGTAGCGGGGTGGGTTATGATGGCCGACGACCAGATAGGGGACACCGTCTACCAGCTGAGAACTGAAGTCCAGGTCGATCCACCCCTTGTCAATGTCCCATCCAAGGTTCTCCCCAATGGATTCATCGCAGGGGTCAAGGCCAATTTCTTCCAAAAACTCATTGACCGTGACCCTTACTTCGTCTCGCATCCGCTTGTTCAGGACATTTTCCGCCTTTCGCAGCGTCTCAATATCCGATTTGAAACAGGTATTGGTCAGCGGGTCAAAGCAGGGGGTTTCACCCCGGCCGGTGGCGACAAATTTCCGCTCCGTCACATTGGCCTTCTCCAGCTGTTCCTTGGCTACGGCGTCCCGAATAGCCTGCTCCTTCTTCGGCCCGACGACCTCCACCGCCTTATCCTTATACTCCTTCAAAGCAGTCTCAGAAATGGTGTAGGCCGTGACCAGAGCCGCATTCCGCCGTGCGCTGATGGAGCTTGCCCCAATGATGCAGGCAGCAGAGCATATGCCGGTGACGGCGGCCGGAATATAACATTTCCAGGTGGTCTTGATGATCTCAGAGGTGGTCAGACGCTTTCCATCCTCAATTTCCTTGTCATCCACCATTCGGAGAGCCTTGGGGGTAGCCCGCACCGCCATAACAGTGGTAGCCACCATGCCTGCGATGCCGATGCCGGTCAAAATGGCCGGACTGTGCTTACGCATGGTCTTTTGCAGCGATTTCAGCGTGTTTGTGATAACCTGTTTGTTCACAACGCCTTCTCCTCTCATAAATATAATTGTGTTCAGCGCTCGATCGCTTTGATGTCATCGAGAAATCCCCATACGGTTTCGGCCGCAATCTTGAAGATCCGGTGCTGGGCATCCGTGTTGCAGGTTTCGGAGAAAAGCTCCATTTTTGATGCAAACTTCTCCAAAGTTTCCGATGCCAGCGTCCACGGGTGGTCCCAGACATCTTGCAGCAGCTCCTCCAAAGCCCATCTGGAGAACGTGACTTCCTCGGCCTCATGCTGGGGCCAGTCGGACCTTGGCGGTTCCTCAAATCCGTTCAAAACCGACATGAGAAATAGAATGGCCCGTTCATTCATGGACAGCGGCTCCTGCAAAAGCAAAGAGCCCCAGTCAGGGCTCCTCGCTTTCAGTTGTTCCATGCTCACGGGCGGCAAGCGCTTCATTCACTTTCTCCTCGATGACCGCGTCCTGCTCCTTATTGTCGGCCCAGGCGGACAGCAGCGTGCCAATTCCGCCAAGCGCCATCCCAACCAGGGACAGGACCTTAAATATCGCTTTCTGGTTCATAAACTCAAACCTCCTGTTTTCATGGTTCTCCATAATAGGACATGCTATTTCTGCGGACTGGTCAAATCTCCATGTCCTCCCATTCTTCCTCGCTGACCGGCGGGAACGGCGCGTCAATGATGTAGCACTCCACCTCGCCATTCAGCCCGTCGTCCACCACAGTCTTCTGATGGTCGAAATCCACCCAGTAGAGACCATCCGAAACCATCCAGCCCACTTCATCTCCACCCCGCACCTTGGAAACGCCCAGGAATTCGTAGAACTGGTTCAGGGTGATGAACCCGCCGCTGAGAGCGAAATTCCGGTTGAGGTGGTATTCAGCCTGTAAGACCTGACTGATGGTTGCCTGAAAATATCGGTCGGAAATGGCGTCGTAGAATAGGCGCTCCTCCTCATTGGCATCCTCGAACCCCACCGAAGTCATTTGGGCGAGGGAACCTGCGGAGATTGTCGGTTTTGTGCTCTTTTCCGCGGCCAAAGATGCCATCACTTTCTTGTGGGCCTCTTCGCCGTAGAGCTCCTTTACTTTTTGTTTGTAGCTATTGAAGGAACGGCTTGCCAGAGCGTAGGCGCTGACCAAAGAGGCCTGTTGACGCCGATTTAGGGCATTTGCGCCGAAAATACACCCGATTGTAGCGATTCCCGTGGCCGCCGCAGGGATATAGCATCGCCAGCAAGCTGCTATCGTCTCCATTCGGGTCAAATTTTCACCATTTTCAGCGTTTTTGACCTCTTTTTCCTTCTCAATGCACTTGAGCGCCTTGGGCGTGGCCTTAACTGCCAGAACTACCGTAACCACCACGCCGGCCGCGCTGATGCAGGTCAATATGGTCGGCGTCGCTTTCTTGAACGCCTTTCCGGCCCTCTGGAACAGGGCGGGTTTTGCTTTCACGTCCGTACCCTCCTTAAACATAATTGAAGATATGGTGCTTCCGGCAGATCTCGCAGAACTCGCCCCGCAGAGCGTTGTGCACCTCCAGAATTACGGGAACCTTCAGCGGCTCCGGCGTCTGAATGGAGTGACCCAGCACCGCTTCCACGAAATCCACGACCTTTCCGGCCGTACCATCCAGAACATAGCCAGTATAGGCCGTGATGACCAGCTTTTCCCGCTCAGTCAACTTGGGCCTCCGGTTGAACCGGCGATATTTCTGGTAGAGTTCCTGAATTTCAAAGTCCTCAGCGGACTTCCGCCAATCCAGATGGTGCTTGTCCGCGTCGAGGACTACCATACCATGCTTGATCGCCCGTACCAGCTCCTCCCCGGTGCCCCCGTACCAGCACATGTCGGCAATCAGGTTGGAATTCTTGCCCACCTGAATCTGGTGCTGCTTGGGGGAACGGAATACCGGCTCTGCCCTGTCGGGAATGGCATACTCGGCCTTGGGACAAAACGCCGCCACCTCGTCATACTGCTCTTTCGTCAGAAAAGGCTCGATTCCTCTTTTACTCAGAATATCAAGATAGGTCTTAGCCATGGTGTTTTCTCCTTTCAATCTCTGAAATATAAGCCATCCAGAATGGATTGTGCCGCATCTCTTGACATGGAAAAGATAAAATTGGGGTCATCCGTTTCTCTTGCCGACACAGCCATCCTCTCCACAAACCCTGCCACTACGGCGGTGGGAGAGTCTCCTTCATGCCTGTCGATCTCCTGGAGCAGCTGTTCCAACGTGAACTTCTGAATGCTGAGTTCCTTGAAATATTGGTCATTTGCAGAAACAAGCCCCATATTGTGCTCAAGGTCGCCGATCAGGTCTTCGATGAAGGAGCCCATGACAACATCGGGATATCCAATTTCCGGTTTCATAGGCATCAAAACTTAAAGGGGACCTGCTCCACGTCGCCGCCTGGAACGGTGACAGAGCGCATGAGCATACCGGTCGCCTCGTCGAAATAAATGGTATCCGCCTGATGATCCCAATCCTCGAATTGCTCCGAGATGTTCTTTCCACGGGACCGCCGCAGGGCGATCAGCTCCTCGTGGATAACACGCCGCCACGCCCGGGCAAGGGCCTTCCGGCTCTGGGCCAGCACATTGTAAAGGCCAGTTTCTGTGATGAATGTGACTTTCCGGCGCTGACCCGCCACAACGGTCGGGAGCACCACCTTTTCATCCTCTTCGCAGATGCTGGTCAGGTTCCAGACATTGTTGCTCCCATACTCCAGCAGGTCGGCCACATCCGTCGCTTTGAACAAGGGTTCGTCCAGATCCCCATATACCGGCAGAGTGTGGTTCTTGAATTGGATACTGCCTACGATTTTGACTTCCATACGTATTCTCCTTTTTCAAAAAAATTTTTAGAGAGGATGTATCGGACTCGAACCGATGACCTCCGGACGGGTTTGTCCGGCGCTCTACCACTGAGCTAACTTCCTCTCCATAATAGGAATTGCAAATTCTGCGGAAGAAAGACAAAAGCCCCTGTTCGGGGCCTTCGCCTCAGAGCCCGATACTCTTCAGTAATCTGTCGAGTTCTTCCTTCGTGAGTTCCAAATCCACATTCAGTTCCACATGCATCTTGTCCTCCATCACGGTCGTCCGCAGCCGGTTGAGCCTGATGTCAACGTCATAGCCCAACTTGTCGCGAACCATCTTTTTGGCAAACTTCGATGCGATCATAGTCGTAAATTTTGATTCAAGTCTCATTTCGTCCATGCCCCTTTATCTCCTTTCATGAGCATCGTTCTCCGTAATAGAACCTGCGAAATGAGCGCAAATATAAAAGGAAAGAGCCCTTGTCTGGGCCCAATCCCTCAGTAAACCCAATTCTCCTTTGCAAAGAACAGCGGAACGGCAATCATTCCGATGACCACCAGCGCCGTCGCATCGTTTACCACAAGAGCCGGTACGCTCCCGCAGGCCAACAATCCAATCGCGCACAGTTTATTCTTTAATGTCTCCATAAACCGCAACTCCCTTCAAAAATTAGTTGGTTTTCCATAAAGGAAGTTGTCAAATCGGCGAATGGTCAAAGACCGTCTCCCATGGATGTTTGGGGATGGGTTTCATCTTCAGCGCCCACATGATCTGCCGGATGGTCACAGTGGGATAGAGGCCGTCCGTACCCTCTGCCGCCCTGCTGTCAAAGAACGCCCGGAATCCAGGGTGTAAATATAATGGATCGGTGAGCCAATCGTCTATCTCTGTCCAATAAGTGGCTTTTGTCCCCGGGTCGAATCGCTGCTGAATAACTGCCAAGCCCCGCGATTCCTCCAGGAACAGGGTGCAGGAGTTGTAGACCGGGTGGTCGCAAATATAACACTGTCCATACATAGACAGATAAATCGGCGGTTTCTCGAAATGGTAGCGCATGCTTGCCTCCAAACATAAAGAGGAAAAGCCCCTGTTACAGGACTTCTCCTCCGCGTTGATAATGCTCAGTCGTCGAACATTTTGCACGACGCCTTGCAATAGGGGTAAGGTCCTCCGCAGGCTCTGCAACCGGCGGGCGGCATATCGTCCCTGAAGATCAGGTAGTCGTCGCCTCTTTCGTCTTGTACGAGCTCCATCGGATCTCCGCTTTCATACTCGTACTCCATTTCATCAATTTCCCATCCACAGGACGGGCAGACGTAAATATCACAACCGCCTCTTGGATCTTCTCTCCGGTCCATCACTGCTCCACATTTGTTGCAGATCGCGAACCCCCGGTTCAGGTAGTCCATCAGTTCGGCTCCCTCCGGAATAATGGCCTTTTTGCCCTTCTTACGCATTTGCATTACCTCCTAAGTAGTCCGATGCCTTTCGGCTCCGGCTATTTTGAGGTAAAGAGCGCTCTCTTCCTCATAAAACGCCTTGTAAATTTGGCGCCGGCATGCTATGATTTGGTAAATATAAGGAGGGTGGAATCTATGAAGATTTGCTCAATGTGCGGAGCAGAATTTGACCCTGGGGGTGTGAAACGCAAAATCGGACGCATGTATGGCCCTGGCACTTACAGCGACTATTTCCCCGATGAAGAAGTATGCGCCAGTTGCGCCATTGTCGAAATGAGCCCAGATTACGGAAGCGGCGAAGACCAAATCGAAGATATGGGCTCCGGATGGGACCCAGACTGAAAAAAAAGAAAGGGCCCGATTAGGACCCCTTCTAATGCTTGTAGAATGGTAAATATTTTCGTAAAAGTCCAATGGTGTCAACAACAGTTTGCAATTCTTTCTCCGTAGCTCCTTGCCTTTTGATGTAGCCCAGGAATAAAGTCAACTGTTTCTCAACATTTGATTTTTTCACGCTTATCCACCTCCATAAAACGCCTTGCCGAATGTGCGGATAAAACGAAGAGACTGTGCTGCCTGCACGGCCTCTTCATTTTTTTTGAGCCTCTCCGTTACTTTGCCGGCTTAAAGCGGCTGAACAGATTCCTGAATGTTGTGGACGAGTATACGCCGGATTCCTCAAATTTGAATCCCCGTTTCATCCAGATTCCGTAGAACACCAACGGCAATATTAATTCCGCGGCCGCAACACCTGTCCGCACATACCGGTCGATCTTCTGCTCCCGGAGTTGACGCGCCTGAGCCACCTCCTCACGGGCCCGGTCAGCATTCTTGGCGGCAAGCTCCTCCTTGCGCTGCCTGCTGTCCATTTCCCGCCGTTCGGATTTCTCCTCCACGTCAGCCTGAGCCTTGATCTCCTCGATGCGGAGCTTATGCAACGACACCAGATCCCGAATCGCGTCGCCTCTCCGTTCGTCCTCGATGGGCAAGGTCTTCAAATTCGAGATCTCCGTTTCGATCACATCGTCCAACAAAGTTTTGATCTCTGCCATGTGCTTTTTCTCCTTTCAAAATTTAAGTTGGCTCCATAATAGCCAGTGTTATTCGTGCGGGATGAAGTCCTCTACCTTGACCCGGAAGGCAACATACTTCTTCGTCATCACCGCAGGTACGTCCTTGTCCAATTCCAAAAATAACTGAGGGGGACTGTCCGGATCGGACTGATCAACCCTCAGATCACCGATGGGCCACTGATGATACTTGGCCTTTCCAATACTGAAACCTATCGCAACACCGATTATCATAGCGCCAATGGCAACAATTACGATCTCCAAAACAATGACCTCCTTGAACTGTTTTTCGGAATTTCCCACCCGGGAATTTTTCAGGGTATAACTGTAACACGATTTCCGGTCGGCTGCGTATGGAAAATATAAAAGCAAAGGGCCTGCTCAGCCCTTGCTCCTGGATTTGATTTTCCATTTCAGCTCTCCCAACTTTCTTGACGCCGTATTCCTGACCTCCGGAATGGATGCGAACGCAACCGCCATCGTGACGGCGGGCACGATCACCTGTCCAATCCAAAGCCGCAGCTCTCGGCTTGCCTCGATTTGTTTGTAAGTCATAATGCTATCACCTCCATAAAAGTCACTGCTGTTTCTGCGTAAAATATAAAAGAAAAGAGCCCGCGTTTCCGCAGGCTCAATCCATTTAGGTCTTGAGAATGTTTTGCATCCTGATGATCTCTGCCATTCGTTTCTCTCCGAATCTTCGACAGCTGCGAAGTTTCTCCAAATCTGCATTACGAAGATCCTCCAGGCTCGTGATTCCGCCCCAATACAGACCGTGAATCACAGCTCCGGGATGTTTTCCGTTATAATGCTCGACGATAAACCTCGCTAACTCTATGTATTCGGTTTCCTCCGGGCAGACATGCTCTAATTGTTTCAAAACAGTGCTCATGGTATCACCTCCATAAAGCACCTTGCCTATTCTGCGGATTTATCCTCATAGACCATTCGTTTCCTCAGAGCACTCCAAGGGACATACCGATCCTTTCGGCAGACAGGGCACCAGAACTGACTCGTCTTTCCGCCGATATCCACCAGCTCGTCGCAATCGGCTTCCAACTTGCTCCCGCAGTTCGGGCAGTTGAACCGGTAGCATTGCCGTACCGCCACATCCACAACTCTCAAACTCAATCCCTCCTCTTGCTCAGCAGCCAGAAGAACCGTCTGTACGCGGCGTAATAGACGTCCCGGCAGCACGGAATATCATACTTCATCTTTAGCGCGTCATAGGAGAGCCCTTCGGTCACACCTCGTATCAGGTATTGGTAAAGCTCCGGGTCTGCTCCAATAGCCGCCTGCTCCACCATCTCCATACGGTCCGCAAAGAAGAGCCTGGATTGTACGCAACGCTCTGTTGGGTCGCCCTTCATCTGACCGCTCTTGACAAAAACCTGAAGGTCGGCCGGTCGTCTACTCAAGGCATCCAAAGACAAGTAAGCCTTCTTCCAGATGGGGTATTGCAGGCAGAAGTGCTTCAGCTCGTAATAGCGATGCTTGCCGATCCAATAAGGGTTCTTTTGAGAAACCTCGGGACGAATATCATTGGCCATTATCGTCGCTCTCCTCTCCAAAAGTATCCGGTTTCCTCATACAGTCGTTTCGGGGAGATGTAGAAATTGATCCGTCCGTACCGGGAATCCATCTCCTCGATGCTGGTCACCAGATTACCATTGCGGGTAGCCTTGCCAATAGGCAGCCAGCCGGACACAATACCGGCTCTGACCCAAGATGCGTCTTTTCCATAGATACGGGCAACCACAGCGACAGGAACAGACCCGGGATGAAACTCCTGCTCATTCATCGGCATTTACCTCCTTTCAACGGCTATTCTAAAGAAGGAACTGCTTTTTGTGAAAACAACCTCGGTGGAAATAAAAAGAAAGAGGCCGCCGGAAAGCGACCCCTTTTCTCTTAGAAACGGCTTCTTCGACGAGCCCAACCATTGAACAGCTTCGACACTGTCTTCCGAAACCCGATCCACCAGGCCGGTTCAAACAGGGCGATGCAGTAGACAGCACTAATGATTGTGCTGATTACCGTAAATACGCCGCAGAATTTGAGGTATCCGCCCCAGGTGATAGGTTTCTCGGTCCATTTCTGCTTGTTCATACTGGTCACCTCTCTAAAGTTTTTGGTCTCCATAATAGGCAATGTTGTTCGTGCGGAAAGGGAAGAGCCGCTGTGTTAGCGGCCCAGATCCCTCTTTGCTTTCTTGAAGTCGACGAATATAATTTTGTCTGACTTCGGATGTGCCAGTTTGATTTTGACCATCTGAAATTTCCTGTCCAGAACATTCGTCCACAGAGCAGCGCCCGCTGTTGATACCGCGCCTACAATCGCGAACGTTCCGATCGTGCTCAGAATTTTCCTGGTATTCATAACCATCACCTCCATAAAGGACTCTGCTGGACTTGCGAAAAATAAAAGAGAAGGTGATGACTTCAGGGTCGGCCCAACGAAAACCGTTGCCCGGTGGGTGCCATCTTTGATTAAGTTATTACTTGGCGGCACGCCTTCGTGTCTCACCGCTGGATTTCCACCAGCATCTATCCATCTTCTTCTCCATAAAGGAATTTGCAAAATCCGCGGATAACCTCAGGCCTTCGCTTTCTAACTTAGATTAGACTGGGCTATCCTAAGTTAGAAAAACAATGGTTGGAATAAAAGAAAGAGCCGCTGTAAAGGCGGCTCAATCCCTTGTCAAATATCCTTACTCAGAAACACTTCGTTTCCACGCCTCCATACCTTGACCGAACGCTTTGACCGCTTGATGGCGGCGGCCAAACAAGACCGGCAGACTGCTGGGGACTTGTAGTCGTCTTCAGTAAAATCGACCTTCACGATCTTAGCGTCGCCGTTTACAAATTCCTCAATCAGCTCTTGCAGCTTGTGATAACCGCTCACCTTCGGTATTGCGTCAACAGGTATCAATTTCATGGTTACAAAACTCCTTTCGCTTATGGATACCTCCATAAAAGGAGCTGTGCTTTCTGCGAAAGCCACCGCAGCATAGTCATCTCACAGGGGAAGTCCTCAAATCCCAGTGTTTCACAGGTAATCAGCCCTTCCAGCACACCAATGATGACCTCCGCCTCATATTGCTTGTAGGGGAACAGAAGTTCTGGCAGCTCTCGATGAACTGCCCCGCAGTGGGCGCACCGAAATCGACGCATGGGTACTCTGGTTGTCTCCCGCCCCTTCGTCCGTACAATCCTTGGCACGCTGTCATAGTATTTCAGTTCCCCGCCGCACTTTGGGCAGGTGGTTTGGTCCTGCATCACCATAGGCCGCCCTCTAATCTAAATCAAAAAATATTGTGTAGGAATATACTTGACAATTCATACACTATAATATATGATTAGGACGGGCGGTGCAAGGGGGAAAAAGAAAAGGAGCCGCTGTATTGGCGACTCCGATTCCGCTTTAGGTCTGTTTCTCTTTGTGTTCCTGATAAGTAAACCATGTGATGCATGACCCGATTGATGCAGCCACAATGCCGAGGCCTACAAAGAGAAGTGTATTACGCCTTCCGGTTTTCATCCCTTCACGGAACGCATCCGAATACAGCGCCATCAAAGCCTCTCCATGTTCCTCGGCAATATGATTGATTTCATCCATATACACCGATATCAGTTTACTACGTTTCATTGAAACAACCCCTTTCATAAAGGAGCCAGAAATTTCAGCGGAAGGAGAATTGCCATGAGTGGAAGAATCGAAAATTTAGGCGACTATAATAAGGCCCGACTCATGTTGCAGAAAAGGGGCGGAGACTTATCTGCGCTGATAAAAGACATAAAGAATGTTGGCGCACGGGAGGCACTCCCCAGGCAGGTCAGCGTTGGCCTTCTTATAGGCGCGGCTATCGGCGCGGGCGGAACCTTTGCTGCCCGCAAAATATCAGCGCGCATCAAAACCCACAGAGAGCTTCGAGATAAGGAACTCAAAGAAAAATTAAAAACAGCGTTGAACGACGAAGATGAACCCGACAAGCCTGAAATGGAGGAACCGCCATGCTGACCCAGTGCCCAGAGTGTGAGCTACCAGTGAGCGATAAGGCAAATGCCTGTCCCCATTGTGGCTACCCGCTGAAACCCTCTGAAAAGCAAAAAAGACCTCGCAAATCCAACAAGCGCCGGCGGTTGCCGAACGGCTTTGGTCAGATCAGCGAGATCAAAAATCGTAATTTAAGGAACCCATTTCGGGCAATGGTGACAGTGGGGAAGACACCAGAGGGAAAACCCATCTGCAAACCCCTCAAACCGGAGTCCTACTTCGCCACCTATAACGATGCCTATGCCGCCCTGGTGGAATATAACAAGAACCCCTACGATCTGGAGCCGTCCATCACCATGCAGGAGCTTTACGACAAATGGCTCCCGGAATACGAGAAGACGGTGAAGAGTACCAAGTCCGCCACCTCGGCCTGGGCCTACTGTTCCGGCGTCTATAAGATGCGGGTCATGGACATCCGAGCCCGCCATGTGAAGGGCTGCATGGAGGAGGGAGTGGCTGTCATCCGCGGCAAGGAGCAGCACCCCAGCGCCACCATGAAGAATCAAATCAAGTCCTTGTTCAACATGATGCTGGACTACGCTTTGGAGTACGAATTGGTAGACCGGAATTACTCCCGTACCTTCAATCTCACCGAGGAGACGGTCAAAGAGATCCAGTCAGTGAAAAAGGAGCATATCGCTTTTACCGATGAAGAGATGGACTTGCTTTGGGCAAATATCAGTAACAAGCAAGGCATCGACATCCTGCTGATCCAGTGTTACTCCGGTTGGCGCCCGCAGGAGCTTGGTTTACTGGAACTGAAAGATGTGGACTTGGAAAACTGGACCTTCCGGGGTGGCATGAAGACGGACGCCGGAGAGAACCGTGTCGTCCCCATCCACTCCCGCATTCAAGACCTGGTGCTCCGAAAATATCAGGAGGCGGAGGCCCTTGGAAGTCCCTATCTACTCAACTGGACAGACCCTAATAACCGCAACAAGAAGAACATCAAGCTGACCTATGCCCGGTATCAGAAAGCCTTCGAGCGTATCCGGGACGAGTTGAAATTGAACCCCAATCACCGCCCACATGACGGCCGTACTCACTTTGTCACCAAGGCCAAGCGCTATGGGGTGGACGAGTACGCCATCAAATATATGGTGGGCCACAAGATTTCCGACATCACAGAGAAGGTCTACACCCGTCGGGAGTTCGCCTGGCTCCGGGAGGAAATCGAGAAAATAAAATAGGGGATGCAGCAAATGCGCCCTTTCGAGGGAACACTATTTAGTCGGAAAGGGGAAGTCTTGGCAATCATTTGTGCGGATATGCTCACCCCGCTGAGACTTGGCGTATTGCTGATTCCGCGACAATTTGCCGTGACTACGCAATCAAATCATTAACCAAAGACAACACAAAGCCGCCCTTGACTGTTATTCGCAGCCAGGGGCGGTTCCTTTCCGACTAAATACTATTCCCTCTCAAATGACATTCCTACACTCATATTCCTATATTTTGGTGCCTGGGCTTGAATGTAGAAATGCAGGTATAGAAGTAATATAGAAACAATGTATGAGTTATCTACATTTCCACACTTTTATCCACTTCTAACCGCTCTGAAAACCATTGAAATAACAGCGATTAGACGCACTTAAAAGCGGATAATATCGTAATAAGTTTCTATAATGAAAACTCAAAACCCAGCAATTCCAAGGCTCAAACGGTCAAGGTGTAGGAGTAGTCAAGAAATAACCGACTCTCCTACACCTTTTTCCGCTCTTTACGACTGCTTATGGACCAAGCCAAATGCTCACCAAAGGGCACAATACAACAGCATCTCTGCCCATCACAAGAAAGTGCCTTCATCCGTGCATTTCTTGTAGACACGCTTGATGTTCTCGATGGCCAAAATGGCTTTGTTGTTCTCATATTCCGGGTGATCCTTACAGAACTTTTCGTACCGGGTCACATCATCCAGAATTTGATCGAAGTGCTCCTTGGTGTGCCTTTGGTCGTGCAGGATCTCGTCATTGAACCGCAAGATCCGATACCGGCAGGTGGTGGCCTCGTTTTCCGCAAGCATTCGTCCGAGATGATTCAAGAGCTCCAGATTATTGTTCTGGGACGCCTCAATCGCTGCAATCGCATCAGAGAACTTCTGCTGAATATCAAGACTCTGCTGGTGCCATTTGGGGTAATTGGCCGCCTGGTCGATGATCTCCTGCACTTGCTTTTCTTTGGCTTCTTCCTTCTTGTACTTCTCGATCAGCTGTTTACGGGCCGTTTTATACAGTTTCCAGATAAAGAAAATGGCCACAAGCACCGTGATGACTGTGGCCACTTTCAAGTCTCCGAAAACTTCCAGAAATTCATCCATTAGATTTCCCCTTTGTCACTAAGGATAAATCGGATGGAATCAGACGGTAGTACCGCCGGCATTCAGCATCCCGATCAGCTCCTGGTATTCGCTCTCCGTGACCTTGCCCACAGCGAAGAAAATATCAATCTTCTCCTCCAGTCCGGCAGTCTGGCCTCGCTCGATCATCCGCTTCAAAGTCCGATACAACATGATAAGATCCTCCCTTGTCTTAAATATCCAGATCCGTCAGTCCCAGCTCCAGCAGGGTCAGACGAAATTCCTGGTCCACATTCATGGCGTCAGTGTCCACCTGCGCCTGATACAGCGCGCTGTTGCTCCGGTCAACCTCGTTGTCCTTGCCTTTTTGCAGGAACTCGTCATAGTTGTCCTGCACGTTCTTGACGATGCCGTCCCAGGTTTCGACCTCCACATGGTATTCGTCATACTCGAATCCAGTGAACTCCTCCGTCTCAACGGGCGTCACATTCTGGAAGAGCCGCACAAGGCTCCGCTTGGTCCCCGGGATCTGCTCTACCGTAAAACTGCCCGGATTGACCATCCCCTGAACTTTCATAGTGCCACTCCTTTCATGCCGCCTGATAAGGCGGATATAATTTCTGAAGTCGCCGACATTCTCTTCTGACGACTTTCTTCAGATCGAACATTGTCTTCGGTTGGTAATACCGCTTTAATATCCGTTGACTATTGCATTTACGAAGTTGACCCAATCGGGAGATAAGCCCGGAGGCCCTCTTGAATGAGATGACCCGGTTGTGGTCCCTTCGATGGTAATAAATGTGCAGCGCCTGTTTGAGTCGGAACAGGTTGTGCTTTCGGAGGATTGTATATCCATGCCCGAAACGGTAGCCCAACGCAGACGGAATCCTCGGCCTGCGGTGCCGCTGTTTCTTCTCCGATAACCCTTCGTGAGCCTTTGCTACTCTCGGCGTAAAGCCCACCCGGAAGATCTGCCAGTTATCCTTCAGCTTCATGCCGATCTCGCCCAGCCAAGCCTTGATGTCCTCCAGCAGCTTGCGGAGTTTACGCTTATTGGAGCCGAAGATGGTGAAGTTGTCCATCTGCCGCAGGTAGTGGCTCACGCCATATTGCTTTTGATGAACCATCAGGTCCAGAGGTTGGAGCAGCAGATGCAGGAACCAGGAGGAGAAGAATGCGCCAATCAGCACGCCGTATTCCATCAGGGCATCGCAGAGCCAAAGGGTCTTCTGGTCTTTGAACAGCCGGCTCAGTGCATTGATGACATAGGGCGGGTCCACCTCTACAAAACAGTGGTGAATATCACACTCTAAGCAGTATTGGGTGCCCACCGGGTCATTCTTCATCCAGTTTTTCAGCGCCTTTACCCCGTAGGAGTTTCCACGCCCGGGTACGCTTGCAATGCAATACTTGTCCATGCTCCGCTTGATATGCGGAATCATGGGCTGCACCACCGCATGGTGGACATACTGGTCCGGCCAAAGCAGCGGTTCGTTGATCTCTCGCCATTTCCCCTTGCCGCTGTCCGCGTTTCGGTCCCACTTCCGCCGTTGCAGTGGTTTGTGCATGTGCTCGTCCCCGGTCACCAGGTCCTCAATGAACTTGCGGAGTTTCACCACATATTCATCCACATGCGCCTCGATTTCCAGGACTTTCTTGTTCAAGCTGTGGTCGCCGTTTCTCCGGTGACCGCGATTGACTTCCTGGATAGCCAGGCGCAGGTTTTCATCGGAGATGATTTGTTGGTAAATTCTAACTCGTTTCAT